GAATGTAAACATAACCTACCCGCCTATAGTGAAATTTATATATTTTATATATGAGAGTTAAAACATAAGCAAGATATAGGTGCATTCGGTTTCAACTTACAGGTTGTGGTAATTTTTTATTTTTAAGTATCGTTGCAGTACTTACTACCTGGCTCATACACAGAGGGGAATCTACCCCCGGAGCTGAACGATAAAAAAGAATTCTTACTCATGTCCATTACCATTCTTCTTACACATCTCTGAGCACGCTCATTGATTGGATGCAATGATGCATTCATAACTTAGCTAAGAGGAATTAAACCATGGGTATTCGCGCAGTGTATGACTCAGCAACCAAGACTATCACTGATACCATTGATACTGCTGGTCTGCTTGCATCAGCTGGTAAACGTCTGGCTGAAGTAGCAGATAACAAAGCCAAGCGCTTCAGTGAGATGGTAGAGCTGAAGGATAAAGCTGAATACATCAGCACCAAGAAGCAGCTGGAGAATCAACTGGCTGCACTCGGTGTATCATTGAACGATGATGATACCAAGTAATCACATGCTCACCTTCGGGTGAGCTATTTAATTCATACACAATACACATCATACACAATACACACTGTGCTACATGACAGTACAGGTGCGCTCCTCCGTTTCAAAACTTGTGGCAAACTTACTCTCTGGCGTATGTCAGTCTAACTCTGTACTACTTCCTGTATACAGTAAGTTACTGATAAGCCAGTCCAGATAATCTTGTTCAATTAATTTGAATATCATCATCAAATTCACTGACTAACATTTAGCTTGACACAGTGTTACTATCTCACTCAATCCCTTAACACAATCCCTCACTAACCCACCCTCAGTCATCAAATAGCTATAGATCTATTCTATGTAGAATCACCAGTTATCTCCGTACATCCTACCGGTGTACTCCGATAACCTAATCACTCATCATCCCTATATAGGGAATGGAGAGGATTTAGTGTCAAATTACTACTTTCAATCTACTTTACAGTTACATCATAACTATCCCTATACTCTCCCTATACCTCATCATCCACCTACCTCATACCTAATCACACCTATACTGTACAGTTATAGGTACATATAACCACACTAACATTAGTGGTATTACCCACAGGGTAATGTATAGAAGTGTCCACTTAACCTATTGGAGTATTAACTATGACTACTATCACTACTAATGCCTATACCAAAGTAATCAAAGACTGGACTACAGCATCTGGTTTACGTGCAGTAATTCTCCTTGTAAGAGGCAGCCACCACTGTGGTTATGTAGAAGTACCAGAACAGTTGGGTAAACCAGACTATGATGAGAGTCCTATTATGGAACTCAACGTTCATGGTGGTATTACCTATGCAGACCATCTTGATGAGATGGATGGTAAGTACGTAGTCGGTTACGACTGTGCTCACTATGGTGACTTAATGAAATGCCCAGAAGAACTGAAGGGTACATCAATGGAACATTCATTCATGTACTCCGAAGGTATCTGGCGTGATGTTGATTACTGCACTAATGAGTGTGAGTCATTAGCTAATCAACTGGTAAATATTAAATTACTCAATTAATAAAATATCAATAAGCCCTGTGAAAGCAGGGCTAGGAGTTTATATGTCCAAGTCATTTATCTTCGCACTGCACGTTTTCGCTGCAACAGTAGTTATCCAAGCAGCACTCTATCATGGTGCTAATGGCTATATCAGTTTAGCTCTGTTGGTAGGACTCCTTGTGTCCGTATTCCGTAAATGTGTGTGAGGTCATCATGAATGATGAAGCCCGTGCTAACTATGCTAGTGCTTTAAGAGCCTACATAGAATCCATGATGAAATCAGGCATGGATACCTGTGAAATTTGGTGTGAGCTGGAATTAACATTAAGCCAAGTTGAAGAAATCGTATCTGATTTAGAGGATTAAATCATGCAAGTAATCAAATTCCACGAATTAGAAGATGGTACTCAGTTCATGTTTGCACAGACATGGGCCTATGGTGACCGTAATGTATGGCAGAAAGCCATAGAAGATGGTGATAACCATAACTGTGTGCTCATCAAAGATAGTAATAAAGTCAGCTTTGCTGGGCATAATACTTTAGTAATCCCAATCCATTAAACCAGAGGTGTAATCATGAATTTCCTACATCCAATTAAGTTAATGTATATCTTTAAAGCCTTAGAAACTAACCCTATGTGGATAGATCACATCACTAGTGCTTCTAGTAATTTAATAAATTGGAAGTACCCTGATAAAGAGAGAACACGAGCTATGTTGTGTTCTCCTCAAGTAGCACATGTATTAGATGAGGAAACAGAATTAAAATACTATCTTATACTTCTTGCTTTCTCATCTGACAATTTCAGAATCAGTAAAAATACATACCTTGAACTCTATAACTTGGAAGGGAACCTAATTAAAACAATACCCCATTCTGAATGGAGTACCTCATTATCTCTAGCAATTGAAACAGCGTTACTGGAAATACTCCTCAATATCAATCCGTGGTAAACCAGAGGTAATCATGGTAACTATCAACTATCAGTTAATTGACACCTTCGAAAACTACAAAGAGTTTGAGACTGTAGCTCAGGCTATTGAGTGGATGCAGGGTATTGGTGAGAACTACTTTCAGTATGTAGATCTTACTGATGGTAAAGAGAATTACGTAAGTGGATTCTCTGACATTATTGAAACCTATAAAAAGAATAATGACCTGTGGCAGGGTGATGCTGATTGCATTCACTTAACCGTGGGTAGTGGGCATGGTGGTGGTGCCGTGTGTAAATCATGTGGTGCATGGTTCTGTTATTAAACAATAGCCCTCACTAGAGGGCTTAGTTTATTAACGTGTTCTCCGAACACTCTTGTGAATCGGTCTACTGGAGACAGGGGATGAAAACATACACTTTGGAAGAAGCCAGATTAATGCATAGTATAGGTATCCGTATGCGTTGTATTAATGCCAAGCTTCCTATCTTTGTTAACTCTAAATCCATAGTAATGCAGGATAAGGATCATATCTACTGTGAAGACATGCATGGTAGGCCTTATGATTATATCCGAATAAATGAACACCAAAACCAGTGGGAGATAGCAGATGACATTTAATGAAGCCAGAGCTGCACTAGCTATTGGATGTAAAGTATATATGCGTGATTGGGTAGTTACCCGTTATGTATTTGCTATGGATGAACAGTTTGTCCATTACTTAAACAATAATGGAGAAGCTAGATCTGCCGAGACTCCAGCTAAGCATATAACTAGTACAGATTGGGAGATCTACCATGAAAACCAAGGAAGCAATACTAGCTCTTAAACTAGGCTGTAAAGTACGCTCACCTAACTGGAAGCAAGGTGAATTCATTGAACTGGAAAGCGATACTGGGTGGTGTATAGATGAATATAAATTAATTCATATACATATTGATGAAATACCTTTTTGTTATGACCCTGACCAAGAATGGGAGTTATTCAATGACAACAGCTGAAGCATTGCTTGCAATGAAAATAGGTTGCAAGGTTGCTCCCACTAAATGGGATGACTTTGATGCTTATTATGAAATACAAGGTGGCTCTATATATTATGTATGTACAACTTTAGGCTTCGCTAACTCAGTATGTGCTGTTAATAAGTTTACTGAAGAATATGCAGATATGGAGTGGAAATTATATGACGACTCAGGAAGCCCTGTTAGCAATGAAGATCGGATGTAAGATCAGAGCTGACTGGATGAAACCAGAACTCTTTTATTATATCAAAGGGGATAATGTATGTTGTGATAACACTATCCCACCTGGGCTTATTAAAGTATCTGAGTTCTGTTCATTCTTCGATGAATCACATGAATGGTACATTATATGACTTCTAAAGAAGCACTATTAATGTTAAAGCTGGGGGCTGTAATACGTAGACCTATATGGAATAGTGGCACACTACTAACACTGAACCAAAGAGGAGAAATACTTGTTAGATTCTCTAATGGGGATACCTATACAGATACAGTAGAAAGCTTTCTAATTCAAAAACATACAGATTGGGAGGTATATTGTCCACAGGACAATAAATGAATATGTTATTACTCGCTTATATATCTGGTTTTATCTTAATCCTCTATTTACTATGGGAACACTACTATGAGTAAATTAATCTACGTCTATGCATCGGCTGTACAAAAGTGTATTCATATCCGTGTTACTGATGCATGGCTGAAAAAGGTAAAAATGGCTTTAGCCATTGGTATTACCCTTGATGGTTACTGTGTTGATGGTTCACGTATTAAACGTAAGAACCAGAGAAATATAGCCAGTGATCGTAATGATACTGATGCTATGTTTAAAGGATACGATGTATTCCTTAATAAGAATGGTGTATGGGAATTCAAGAAATATGTACCTAAACCTTCTTATTTACGTCAGTTAGGTAAAACAACTACTATTGGTAGTCATTATAACAACTTCCAAAACTTACCTAAGGTGTAACTATGTTAATAGAATTAAGTACATTAAATACCCCTCGTAAACCTTTCTGGGAAGTTGATAGTAAACAACCACCCATCTATTCATTATCAGAGGCTGAAATTAAGAAAGCCAAGGTTCAAAATAGTATTGGTATTGATGAACCGAGAGTTAATGTATCTAAGCTACGTATTAAAATGGGCATAAAAGTATCCATTAAAAATGTAGTATTCCTCAACGATAATAAAGCTATGAAGCTTTATAAAGACGATCAAGGTTTCTACCTTAAGGAGATAGACTGGTGAAATACTTTGCAATCATCTCATTCTTCTGCAATGAGAACTTCAATAATGCACTCAATGTAATTGAGCAATATAAACCTGTATTAACCCAGGAGGAGTATGACTGGTTAATATCAGTATGGGGGTAATATGAGCTACTATGCTGTGTTTGGGGATATTCATCCCTCACTAATGGTTAGGGTAGATGAAGCTGAAGTTAAAACTATTCAAACTAAACTAGCCATTGGTATTAAACCAGAGGACATAAGACTACAGAACAAGATGCGTGATGGTAGCAGAAATCTGGGGACTCAAGATTATCTAATTCTTAATGGTATTGACTATGCAATTGTAAGCAAAGGTCAGTATCTATGCCTGGAGCAAGCATATGGCTTATGAATCTAAGCAGGAATATAAGTGGCATTCTAAGATGCTGGGTGAAGGTACTATATCTTATTATAGTGACTTCAACATTGGTATTAATGCCACTATCACTATTACCAAATTCAATGTAGCACTGGAGAAGTTTCCACGTATTGCAGTGGTAGACTTCCCAGCTTCGATAGTTGGAGTTCATAGAAAGAACTTCACTATCAAAGTAGATATGCGTGAAATTAAATCTCTGATGGCTAAAGTAGCCATTGGAGTCCCAGTTATCCTTGAACAACGGATCTCATTCTCATGATCGATGTAAATATTACACTGGAACAATGCCAACTGGCTTATGAAGGTGGTATGGATGAGTTAGCTCTGAAGCTATTCACCCGTGCTGTAAGCCATTTATGTGCAAATGTGGGTGAGACTGAAGCACTCAATGTAGTAGCTGAAATACTCACTGAAGACTGTATTGATACTCTTCGTGAATATCAGGCTCTCATTATCTCTGATCCGGCAGAACATGCTGCCTATGAAGATGTCATCTCGTCCATCTTTCTTATTTAAGACATTGCCCACAGGGCAATGAATGCAAAGGCAATCCTGCCTGTTCGTTCTTCATTTCATATTAACTATCGAGGTATTTATCATGGCTTATCAGAAAAACACTGTTGCAAACAACACTTCCAATTCCTCTGCTAACAACGCTGCTGCTCCTGCCGAGCGTAACGTTGGTGGCTATCTGAACATCGGCGTCAAAGGCCGTGATGGTCAGGTTCGTCGTCTGGGCCAGGGTGGCCGTGGCATTGCTCTGCGTGAAGATCACCCGGTTGAAGGTGCAGTATTGACCTTCCTGCGTGAGCACGGAGTAGAAGCTCTCTCAGAGCGTCTGGTAATCACCTTTGGTGATGCCAAAGCACTGGAAAACTTCGAACTGTAATCCATATGCCCAGCCTCGTGCTGGGCTATTTAATTGAGGTACTAAGTATGGCATTACGTCCAGTAAACCAGGTATATGGTAGTGTTCTTCGTGTTTATGCACCCGATTCATTACGCGAACTCCTGCTCAAAGAATGGATGTTAAGACCTCTCTGGTTGCAACATTCAATAGGGGTTAAGCAACCTAAAGTATTTATTGAGTTTGGACATACCCGCCCAATTATGGACTTTGTAAGACTACCTCCAAAAACTTTAATAGTTTCCTTCAGAGAAAATCTATGGATAAAGGTAGAGGAGTCTTCTGATCCTAATTATGAACTTCAACTATTACTGCTAGGAGACGGTGTAAATGGCTAAAGAGAAAAACTGGAATGACCGTTGGGGTGATGAATCTAAATCACGTAGACGAGGCTTCAGATATCGTTGGAGTATTAAAGAGTTTCAGGATACTGATGCTTCTACTCATATTGCCAGTAAAGGCAGTAAACATAACGTATGTGTACTTATCACTAAGACTCTGGTTAAGCAGATACTCATGCGTAAAGCACTGGGATTAAAGGAATTTAGGCTGAATAAGATGATCACCTGTAATGGTGAACAGCTACCTAAATACCCAATGCCCAATGTGCTGATAAACCAGAGTGTCTGGGTATCTGCCAGGCATATCAACAAAGATGTATGGGAGTTCTACATTGAGTAATTTAAGGCATGACCTATGGCATAAACTCATAGGTAGAAGTATCACTTCCCATTTTGATCCCCATGTATTTATTACCCTTGAAGAATCCTGGCTTAAACAGCTTCGTACCCAGTATATGCTGGGTGTTCCTGAGCCATTGCTCAGGCTTCCAGGGGTAATAGGCAAGTACAAAACCAATAGTGATTATCAACTTACTACTGGTTATTACCCTGAAGGAGCAGGCAGATCTAAACCAAGAATAATAGCTGACAGGATTAATGAACCTGGTTGTGAATGGCAATTACGAGTAATACGAGGAGCTAACGGATGACTGCTGAACTTAAACCAGCAAAATTACATACTTATTGTAAGTTTTGCAAAGCTAACGGTGTTAAACGTGTAGCTAACTGGATGAGCAAATATGCTCCCAGAGGTGGCATGAGAGATACCTACAAGCACTATGCATGTACTGAACATAAACACCTCATTGAGGATACCGATCCTAACAGGACTCGGGTAGCTCAGAATGCTGAACTGGCTAAAGCCAGAAAAGAAGTGGATGACCACATGACAGAAGCTGACTATCAAACATGGGGAAGATTGTAATGCAGCATAAATGGTTACCAGTTGAGGAACTTCAGGCCATCAACGAACGTCAGTTCAACAAGAAACATATTGATGGTTATATTCGTAAAGAGCTGTTTGAAGACCCTGATTGCAACCTGTTAGACAAGGTAGAACAGGGTGTATCTCTGTTAAACCAGTGGCTTGAAGGTCAGTATTATGACTCTAAAGCTGTACGCCTTAACCACCTCAAATCCCTTGATCTGGAAGCTATTGTGAAAGAAGTGTTCGTGGGAATTATGTATTTCCCTGAACCTACTCCAATGGTCAACGTAGTAGGCCAATTAGCTTCCAGACTGGGTTTCGATGATAAACGTGACAGCATTCAGACTATGGCTGAAATCGTTGCTGTCCTCACGGATACTGACGTATATGACATTAACAAGCCTCATCCTAAAGCATCTCTGTATATCGTTAGCAATATTGGGTTGCCTGACCAGTTGGCTCAATTCATTGAGCGTTCGTGTTATCTACCACCACTGGTTTGCCCACCCAAGAAGCTTACCCATAACATGGATACTCCTTACCTTACTTATTCATCTGATAGCCTTATTCTAGGGGGATCATTCAATCACCATAACGAGGATATCTGTCTGGATGTAATCAACAGCCGTAATGCTGTGCCTTACTCTCTGGACGTAGAATTCCTCTGTAACTACGAGGAAGAACCTACATTTGACCTCAATGAGATCGATGAAGAGAAGCTCCAGAAACACCGTAAGAAACCTCTCACACCGTGGGAGAAGGCTGATCTGGTACGTAAACAGAAAGACAACTGGATGCGTTACAAGCGTCAGTCGTATTACTTCTATAGCCTGATGGCAAACCAGGGTAACAAGTTCTACTTTGGCAACAAGGTAGACAAGCGTGGACGTATCTATACCCAGGGTTATCACATCAACCTTCAGGGCACTCCCTTCAAGAAAGCCAGTTTAAACTTTGCCAACAAAGAGCAAGTAACTGGTGTGCCTGATGAATTTAAACTGTGAGGCTCTCATGATCTATAAAGTAAATATGAATTTCCAAGGATACATTAGAGGAACTTGCACTCACGAAGTTGAGGCAAATTCTGAAGAAGAGGCAATCCTTAATTGCCCTAAATATATAAATGAAAGTACGATCGATATCATTCGAGACGATACTGAAATAACTGATATTTCACTTTAAATAGAGAGACTTAACTAATGGTAATCAACACTGCTTATGGCCCAAACTTCAAATATATGTCTGGTTGGGAATACATGTGCATCGACGTAGCCAACTACTATGGACTGGACAAGAAACTGTTCGAAGAACGTATTCAGTGGGTGTATGACAACATCAAGGATCTGGAATCCAAGGTTCAGGATGCTGAAACCCCTGAGCTGTACCATAAAGCTGTCATGACTTTACGTCGTGTACAGCGTGGGGAAGCTGTAGGCAACATTACCTATTGGGATGGCTGCTGCTCTGGCATTCAGATTATGAGTGCCCTCACAGGATGTGAGAAGGGTGCATACAACACTGGTTGTATTGACCCAGAGAAACGTATGGATGCCTACAGCAACACCACAGAGGCCATGAATGGCGTTCTGAAGCGTAAAGGTCTGGATAGTATCCAAGTACCTCGTAGCCATATCAAACAAGCTGTAATGACCTCTGGTTACGGTTCTAAGGCTGTGCCTAAGAAGGTATTCGGTGAGGGCGAGATGCTGGACTACTTCTACGAAGCAGCCCACATCATCGCTCCTGGTGCGTTCAACCTCATGGATGAACTCCTGGGTTCCTGGCGTCCATATGCTCTGGAACACGTTCTGGAGCTGCCTGATGGTTTCATTGCTAAGATGAAAGTCATGGAAACTCTGGAAACCAGAATTGAAGTAGATGAGCTTGATCACGCTACTTTCACCATGGAATACAAAGAGAACCGGGGTACAGAGAAAGGTCGTGCTAACGTAGCCAATACCATCCACTGCTGTGATGCCTATTTGCTGCGTGAACTGGAGCGTCTGTGTAACTACGATCCAGAGTTGGTAGCTGAAGTACTGAAGATGCTGGAAGCTCGTCTGCTGGCTCATACCATGGGTATGCAGGCTGAAGAAGCTACTGGTGATATGGTACGTCGTATCCGTCTGTGGAATGAGAATAAGCAGTCTTCTATGGTTATTCTCAACGATATCAACTGGAGCAACTACATGCAGTTACCTCTCGACTTAGCTCGTGATGTAATGCGTAAAGTTAACTTCATGCTGACCTACAAACCATTCCCTGTGGCTACTGTTCACGATGCCTTTGGATCCCATCCAAATAACTGTAACGAAGTACGGTATTGGTACAAAGAGATGCTGGCAGAATTCGCTGATAGCACCATTCTGCAATCCCTGATGAACCAGCTGTATCAAACCACTGATGGTGTATATACCAAACTGTCTAACAACCTCGGAGATAAAATCCGTGGTTCTAACTATGCATTAAGCTAAGGAATTATCATGGAACAAGCTTGGGAAAACTATCTGAATGCTCGCTTTGAACTTATCAAAGCAGCCCTTAAAGCAGGTCAGGATCATAACGATGTGCTTGATTTACTGGAAATAAGCTACATGCAAACAAAGCTTCTATGTGCCAATGCTAAACGTGAACTAGAGGCTGAATAACCAAACACCTACCCTTCGGGGTAGGTTTATTTTTTAAGGAATATTATGGCTACTTACAACACTCCCAGTGCTCGCTATGTACCAGTAGAGCTGGTTAAGTTAATCAAAACCAGAGCAGCAATTGGGCTTAAAGAAGCACGCTATGAGCAGCCCTATGATGAAACATCAATGCCTGTAGTACCACAAGGAGTACCTCCAGGTACTCAGTGTAAATCACACAGGAGCATGAAAACCAATATGATCATATGGGAGGCTAAATGGCCGTAACAGGGTATGTGTACCCACAAGTGGTAATACCAGTTGCTCTGTATAGACTGGTTAAAACCAGAAGTGCTGTAGGACTCACAGAGGCTGAAATAGTCTTACCTATTGGATGTGAGTTAGGATCCTACAACGAAGAGGATTTACCCAAAGAGTTTGCTACATGGGAAACCCTGCAAAAATACCAAGTGATCATGGGCGAAACAGTAGCGTTTAAACAGTGGAATGCAATATGGACACGATAAAATATGTGGTGCCACGAGGCACTGTTAACAGGATCAAAACAGCTAATGCCATAGGCATACAAGAGCTGGAACTAAAGCCAGTTACCCTCATTGCAGCGCCAGAGGGGCAGTTTGAAGTCATTCATAAAAAGTCCATTCCTGGAATTGTAATGGACTTAGAGTCTGCCCCTTTAGGCTGGATTTACTGGAAACCAGGAAATGAGCAACACCCTGGGTACACTCCTATGAAAGATTTTCAACGACAAATGATAGAGGAAGTACTTAGGAGACAGGAAATAAACAACCCTAAACAATTTATTGATGATCGGTCTATTCAGGAACCTAAAAGTACATCTGACATAGCTGATGCTTTTAACTTCTTCAATAAAATATATAGCGATAATACTAAGCTTTGATGCCCTCCGGGCATCTTTGCGAGTGTTTCCGTCAACGGTAAAGAGGATCCTATGAACGCATCTGAAGCAGCGGATTTCATTAATAAATTCCCTGGTTTTACGGCAGAAGTGCCTACTCAAGGGCATGTAGCAGTTAAATCAGTATTCTGGGCTGGTAAGCTCATGTACTATCCAACCAAAGGCACAGTCGATGGTAGTGGTGTTCAAGCCCTAACTGACATCTCAAAACATATTGAGTTTCTTAAAGAACAGAAAGGCGGAATAGGTGCAGCGCATATTATTTTATGTGCACTCACTGTAGAAAACTTCCATAAGTATATGCTGAAGTGGGCTTAAGCCTTTGTGACCTCCGGTCACTTCTGTGAGTCGCTCGACTCATTACCATCACTTAATTCTTATCTATGCCTTTGGCAGGGGAGCTAGTCTCCCCACATTTTCATTGGATTACAGTGCTTTGTATCTTTACAAACCAGTGTGATTCACATAGTGTTAATCACCTAGACAGGAGGAACTATGAAGCAATTCATGTGGTTTATCTTGTCGCTACTGTTTCTGTACCGCCTTGTATCAGAGACAGTCCCAATAAAAGGTTTACCCCGCCCAATGTTGGCGATCCGGCCTGTGAGTCTGAAGACTCGACCAGCGCACATTCGAGGGATGTGTAGATAGCGACAAAACAAGGCATACTCGAAATGGCCCACTCAATGTAGTGGGCTTTTTCATATCTTAAGATCAGTAGTTCAGAGTGTTCCAGTAGTACTTCTTAGTACTACTAGTACGCTTTCAACCTGTATTATAAATTTACTAAAAATCCCCATTTTGACTAAAGTAAACTATAGGCTAACGGGGTTTAAGACAGTCTTAACCTATGTCCTAAAGAGGCTCTTATGATCTATGTATTAATTGCTTTAGCCATTTGCTGTATTAACTTTATCTGGTGGACACACCTGGTAAGGATCTCAAAAGCTGAACTGGAAAAAGCTGAGTATGAGTACGAAGCTACCCAGACAGTTAAAGCACACTTACGCCTCTGTGGTTATGAGGCAAAACTTCACCGTCAACAAATGTGGCATGGGTTCTGGGGAATCTCAGCGTTCATCTGTGCCCTTATCTGGAGCTGTATGTACAATGGATAAAGACAAAATCAATGAAACGATGAAAGACTTCGACGAAGCTATCGACAAAGCAGAAGCTGAGGTAGCTCGTCTGCAAGAACTTCGTCGTGAGTTCATCAATCAATACAACCTGAATAAGGAAACCAGTAATGAAGACATGGTGGATCAACCGTGATCCTGAAACCCATGCCTACCTTCCTGAGTGCCGATCCATAAGCCAGAGTAATTCCTATACCAAGCATGAACCAGGGTTCAAGGGTTCTCCTCGTCTCTTGTTGGCTAAACGCAATGCTTCACAAGCATTAACTCTGTGGCGGCTAGGTAAATGGGGAATGCACTGGGAAGATGGTATTGATGTGTATCAAAGTAAACCTCATCGTGAAACTCTTCCAATGGAGACAGTCGAAGTGACTCTTCAACGCTGCCTTGAAGGCAAACCAATGGTATTCGTATTCGGATCCAATGAAGCAGGTATCCATGGTGATGGTGCTGCTAAAACAGCTCTACAACTCTATGGAGCTGTACTGGGTAAAGGTCATGGTCACTATGGCAATAGCTATGCCCTGCCTACTAAGTCTCCGGGCTTACGTACTCTGCGTGGTCAGGTGATCCATGAATATGTGGATACCTTCCTGGCTTATGCACGGGAACATGGTGAACTGAATTTCATGGTCACTCGTGTGGGATGTGGTCTTGCTGGCTTAAAAGACAGCGACATTGCTCCTATGTTCAAAAATGCTCCAGACAACTGCTACTTCGATAAGGTCTGGGAACAATATTTAATCAATCCTAAAGTATGGGGAACTTTTTAATGACAGCTATCAACTCTGCTGCACTTCTGGCTATGGCTCGTGAAGGCTACTGTATGCACCAAATCTCCGCAGTATCCGGGGTTAAAATGGAAACTGTACGGGGCATTCTCCGTGCTGCAAACCAGAATGGTGAATTTGATGCTGCCCTGCATCTGTCACCTACTAAACGCCAGTTGTCCCATAACCCTGCAATTCTGGCTTCCCGTGCCTATATGTACCCTCAAGTACCTCCTATGGACTACGGCAAGCTGGAAGAACGTATCCATGCTCTCATGGCTTCTGGTGAAAATGTCTGGGGTAACCCAGAAGTTAAACCAGCTAAGCCTAAGCTGACTCCTACAGAGTATCTGAAAGTAGCTCGGGATACTGCTGCCATTCTGGCTGCTAAAAAATCACTGGAAAAGGCTAAAGAAGTAGTCGATTCCATTAACCCATTAACCTACGTCCAACACCTGGAAGATGAAGATCTGATGTATCTGCTTCAGGTGGGGATGAACGAACTGCAAAAACGCTATTATGGAAAAGATGAAGCCAGTAGTTAATAGCCTCTACCCTACAGCCGACAGTCTAGACGATGCAATGAATCGTGCTAAAGCCAGTCTGTATGGCTGCTCCCCTAACGAAGTACATGCTGCTGTCATGTGCTACCACAATACCCTGATCAAAGAGATGCTCGATGCTCGACAAGATACTGGAGGAACTTCCCAACCGTAGGGAGGAAATACTCCAGCGTGTATTTGAACGAGTAGATATCAAAGATCTTGGCTTTAAACTTGAAGGCTTACCAAGCCCTTGCTTCATATGGACTGGCCCTGATTCAGGGACTGGACGTGGTGGAGGCTATGGGCGTATGAGTCTCAATAGCCAAACTGTAGCTACTCACCTCGTTGTATATACCCACTTCTATGGCTATATCCCATCCAAGAAGCAGATAGACCATAAGTGTCGTAATCGCTTGTGCTGTAACCCTGCACACTTGGAAATGGTGAGCCAGAAAGAAAACTGTAAGCGTCGTGACAAAGCTTTAAAGGAGGCATCATGACAGACGAAGATTATGACGAGCAGTTTAAACGCGAAATCCTCCCTGACTGGGCTGAACGTTACGATCCCTCCGGGACTCTGGAATTACACCGTCAGCTATGCACAAAAGATGGTCGTCGATTAGGTAATGCTTTCATTACTAAAATCGGATTCACATTGGCGAGTATTGCCGACTTTAAACCAGAACCCTGTTATACGGTACTAACTGATGCAGGCTCTGAAGTACGCATGATCGAAAGTGAAATTCATGAGTATTTCTACATTGGGGAATACATCTCCAAAGCCTATACAATCCCTGGTTTAAGGAACCGCAAAACAGATGAATCAAAATCCTGATTGGCAACAAATATTAGGTATTGGTTTAGTACTCGGTGCTTTCATTATGGGTATGCTCATGTATTGGACAACTACCCGTGAAGTTTCAATGAAAAAAGCTGAGTGCGAACTCAGTATTCCTCGTAATCAAAACTGTGTAATGCAGTTTGTTCCAGAGAAATCAAAATGAAAAAATTTTTAGCTGTAATTGGTTTAATCACTATTCTGTTTAGTACTCTGATGTGCTTGGGTACTGAAGTAAATAACATCATGCAACAGATCCTAGTTACCATCCGTATGGTGAGTGGGTATGTAGCTACCTACGTTATCTTTCGCTTACTCTCTGTATTCGTTAAGTAACTTCCTAAACCTGGTTTCATGTAAGCCAGGTTTGTGAATCTTACTCTGGAGGCTCTATGTCAATTCGTTGTCGTATGAATGGTCACTGTATTGAAATGTGGCTTGGGCCACCAGATGACCCTGAATCAGATCTTATAGCCTGTTTCGATAAGGCTTACTTACCCGAAGTTCAATCTCAATTAAACCAGATGCACAAATGGCCTAAGTTACAGCAATACGATGGCAAAGTGCGTCCTGTAAAAAGGAATAAATAAACATGTCACATAACGACAAACGTACTCCCCATACTGATGCTCTGGAAACTCTGGGCATGATCCACCAACACGATGAAAAACGTGATGCTATCCATCTGGGTGTTGAACCAGTGGAAGCAGGTGAATATCTGGATGTAGGTGCCATCATTGGCATCAAAGATGGTAAGGCATACCAATCTACCAAGCGTAACGGTATCAAGGCTCTGGGCATTGTAGACCCGTTCCTGGAAAGCAAAGTACTTCCCGGTCAACGTTTCTGGTTAGTGGTGATGCCTCGTCAGATCACTTCTCTTCGCCACGTTTGGGAACATCCTGATTTCCCTGACTCTCGTGAAACCAGTCATGCAGTAGCAGTATCGAAAGCATGGGACGATCTCAGTGATGCTGAACGTAAAACCCATGTAGCTATTGGCACTGAACTGGGTAAAGCGTGGGAATACTTGGAAGAGTATGCACGTGAGCTGTCTGACTATGATGATCAGTTCACTGCTGATGATCTCTTTGATACAGGTAAAGTAAACCTGGAAGATCCCTCAGGCTGGAACTATCTGGTAGGTGGTTCATCTATGGAAGGTGAACGTCCTTCTGAAGAATTCTGGGAAGCAATGTCTGTATTGCTTAACCGTGACCTTACTGAAGTTAATAAACCTAACTTCTTCTCCTGCTCCTGCTAAGGAATTCACATGTTCGATGTTGCATTAGCAATCGGTGTCACTACTGACACTACCCCAGAAATTACTGTTCAAGTGATCCTTGATGGTGTACCCATCATGGATCCTCAAGTCATTACTGCTCAGGTAATGTCTGCTGTATCAAACAAGATCCTTGCCCAAGGTGGCAAGGGTATTGGTTACATGATCAATCAAGACGGTAGCTTAGGCGACCGTATTAAATTCACCGCATCTAAAGTAGAGACTATCTAACATGGCAACGACTCTGACAACTCCGCTCGACATTTCCAAAGCTGCTAACACCGTAGCCCACATCATGAAGCAAGGTCTTGTACCTATGCTGTATGGTGCCCCTGGCTTCGGTAAATCCTCTATTGCGCAGGAAGTAGCTGATACCTACAACCTGCTGCTGATCGATCTTCGTCTGGCTGGTATGGAACCAGTAGACATGAATGGCGTACTGGGCTTCAACGAAGACAAGTCCAAAGGTAAATACATCCCTCTGGATGAGATCCCGCTGGAAGGTGATGAAATCCCGGTTAACCCTAAAACAGGCAAGCAGTACGCTGGTTTCCTGGTATTGCTGGACGAACTGACCTCTGCTGCTGACGATACCAAAGCTGCAAGCTACAAGTTCATTCTGGACAAGAAAGTAGGCCAGAAACACGTACACAAACGTATGTGGATCATGGCTGCTGGTAACCGTGAAGACGACGGTGCAATTGCATCCTCTCTGGGTACTGCTTTGGGTTCTCGTGTGGTCAACCTGACTATCAAAGAAAACCTGAAGTACTGGCTGAAGCTGTTCACTGCAACCCTGGATCCTCGTATTGTGGCATTCCTCAACTACGAACCAGATGCATTCAACAAGTTTAACCCGGATGCCAACGAATATACCCATGCGTGTGCTCGTACCTGGTCTATGCTGTCCAAGCTCATCACCCCGCTGGAATCTATTGAAGGCTGGGAACCGATGATCGACGGCACTGTAGGCGTAGCTACTGGACGCAGTTTCCGTACCTTCGTTACCTACTTCTCCAAAGTAGTAACTATGGATCAGATTCTCAAAGATCCTGAAGGTGCTCGTATCCCGACTAACGAACCATCCTGGATGTATGCACTCACTGGTGTACTGGCTCGTGGTGTAGCTGAAGATAACATTGCTAAAGCAATGACCTTCATTGAGCGTATGCCAGCATCCTACCAGGTGATCTCAATGCGTAGCATCATTGCACGTAACCCTAAACTCGGCGGTAACGTCGAAGTAAGTGCATGGTGTGAGCGTCACGCTGACGAACTTTTCTAAGGAATTACAATGTCACCACTTGAGAAGATCCTCGACAAAGCCTTTACTACCCTGGCTTTGGATGAGAAGTATGTGTTCTGGGCTTCAATGATCCTCAGATTAAAACATAAGGAAGTGCCCGCTGGGCACCCTTGTGATTCTGCTTACACGGATTCTTTAACCGTGTATTACAACCAGAAATTCATGGAGATGCTCAAACCTGCTGAACACCCTTTTGTGGTGGCTCATGAAGTTGGGCATATTGTGCATGAACACTGCACTACCTTCCCTGTAGATCTGGATGAAGATCTGTGGAACCAGGCTGGTGACTATGTAATCAACCTGGAACTGAAAAAGTCTGGAATGCCAATGCCTACAACTATCAAGGTATTGGTAGACTCCCGCTTTGATGGCATGACCACCATGCAGGTATACCGGATTCTTCAACAGGAAGAGGCTAAGAAACCAGGCACTCATAAGGGTAAAAACCCTATGCCTGATTTCAATAAACAGCCTCTGACTCAAGAAGAACAGGAAAGCCAGAAACAGCAAATTGATAGCATCTTGTTAGGTGCTAACATGGCAGCTGAAATGGCTGAGGCAAACCAGACTGGTAAACAGTTTGGTCGTGGTACTAAGGATATGGCTCGCCGTATTGAGGATCTCTTGAATCCTCCAATTCCGTGGCAGCACTATCTGAAGATCTTCTGTGAAAAGGTCACACGTAAGCCTGGTCGTACCTGGTCACGTCTTCGTCGTCGTATGCTGGTACACGATATCACTGCTCCAGAACGTCGTGGTAAGTCCCTGGGACGTATTTCATGGGCTATTGACGTATCTGGTTCCATTGGCAAGAAAGAGTTCACCATCTTCTTAGGTGGTGTCTATCAGGTACTGAAACTGTTTAAACCCGACGAGATAAAGCTGTATCAGTTTGATACTGATATCAAGGATATCTCCCGGATCTGTACAGTACGTGATCTGCTCAATGTTAAATTCAGTGGTGGTGGTGGTACTTGTATCGACAGTACTATCGAAGACTTCGCCCGTGATAAAGCATCACTGGGGATGTTTATCCTGACTGATGGTTACCTCAGCCAGCACAATCTGGTAGATCCTAAACGTCCTGTAATCTGGTTCGTTTATGATAACCCTAACTTTGTACCAAAATTTGGCAAAGTAGTTCACTTTACAATGGAAGGGCTTGTATAGAAGCCCCCTTAACCAGGAGCATTTATGCAGCTATCCCAAGGCCAACAGAAAGCCTGTGAGTTCATCACGGACTTTCTGCTTAACAAACATCAACCTCATGACATCATCGTCCCCCGATTTCAGGGGGATGAAGATCCTATGGTATTTAACAGTAATCAGGTAATGGTCTTATCTGGTGCTGCTGGTACAGGGAAAACCACCGTCATTAAGTATGTGCTTGAACATCTGGAAAAAGTACAGAAGACGATGGAAGCACTGGGGATTAAAGTACAGCGTAACCATCGTACTGAATTCACAGCTACCACCAATAAGGCTGCTGAAGCCTTCGAACATGCTATGGGTTGTTCTGCCAAGACAATTCACAGCTTGCTTCGACTGGGTATGGAAGAAGATCCAGTAACCTATAAAGATGTACTAGTATCCCATAAACCTATGGAACTACTCTTTGGCACCTATGTTTTCGTAGATGAAGCCAGCTACATCGATATGACCTTGTTAGAGCATATCTATATGAAGCTAGGTAATGGCACCAAAGTAATCTTCATGGGTGATAAAGCCCAATGTAAAACTGCTGAAGGTGACTTGCCTGTATTCGAAGAAGGACGCTTCCCCATGGTTGAGTTAACTCAAATCATGAGACAGTCTGATGATAACCCTGTACAAGCGTTATCTAAGCGTCTGCGTCAATGGGTGCTTGAAGGTGGCCCTACACCTCCATGTAATGTGGATGGTAAGAACATCATCTGGGTAGAACGTAGTAAGTTCGAAGCAGGGATGATCAGGGATATGTCCCGTGATGAATGGGAATACTCCACCAGCAAATTCCTCGCCTTTACTAACAAGCGAGTCAATGAAGTAAACCATAAGATTTATTCTCAGGTTACTGGCTCTCAAACACTCAGGGAAGGTGACTATGCGATCTGTAACAGCTATGTAGGTGGTATCAAAAATGTCCTCCCTGCTATTGGCACAGACCGTCTCGTTTACCTTACTGGTTTAGAACCAGATAAACAGCTGGGTGAAGAAGGCCACTGGGTTTACACCGACCGTAACCGTAAAGGCTCCAAAGACTTTAAATCAGGAGAAGTAGTCCAAGCTTATTTCATGCCCAATGATAAAAAGGCTAAAGATAAGCTATTGCGACGTTTCTCCAAGAAGCTTCAGGAAATGGTTTTTGCAGAAAACCCTGAAGAGTTCACGAAGATTAAAAATGCTTTGGATAAGGTTAAGAATACCTGGATCGATCTGCGTCCAGTATTCGGATGCACTATCCATAAAGCACAAGGTTCTACCTTCCGCCGTGTCTATGTGGATTTGGGTGACCTCAATCGTTGCCGGGATATTGACCAGCTTCGTCGCCTGCTCTACGTAGCTATTTCTCGTGCTCGATTGCAGGTAGTACTTACGGGGGATATACCATGATAATTAAGACCACTGAAATGGATCTTTTTTGTCGGTGTTTCAAACAGGCTATGTTTGATAAAGCCAAAACAGACTTTAAAGTTTGGGTGTTTGAGAAACTATTACCTAAACACACAGCTTTAACAGGTTCTAAGTATTTCACCAGGAATGGGGAGCATCATCCAACTTATATATTGGATGATGCTCCTGCAATTCAACTACATCCCTCATTATGTGAAGCCTTTGACGAACGGTATGACCAGTTACGTCAAATGGAAGAACTTGAGGGTAATTACTACGAATACCTACTGAGAGATCTTGTAGCTAATAGTGGCAGTCTATCTGACTTTTATGTCCTTCTGCCTGAAGCTATGCATGAAACTCTCAAATCAATAGGAGTAAAGGCTGCTGATGTACCCATTTCGGTATCTTCAGAGCAAGTCGTAGAATTCCGTGAAAAACATGCAGAAGCAATCGCAATGTTTAAACGTCGTAAAACGATGGAAAGCATTGGGGTTAATAAAGGATCAATCATATGAAACCAGTAGTTAAAGATGTTATGCATGATCTCCGTAAGCTGCTTCCAGTAGCTGAACAGGCATTGAGTACTCAAACCATGAAACTGGATGAGCGTGTTGCAGCTATCAGTCAATGGCGTGAACTCACTTCACCAGCAATGATCACAGCCCTGCTGGATCGTATTGACCAACTGGAAAAGCTCTGGGTAGAGCCTACCAAAGACATGGTAAATGCTGGTTTGGGCGAAGTACAACGTATGCTAGATGAGTGGGAAAGTGACCACTTAGGCTGGTGTGTTGATGATGTTTCTGATGATCAGGCATCAGATATGGCTGTATTCACTCTGCAAGCTATGGCAAGCAAGTTGCCTAAAGAGCCTGACTAATGGCCTCATCAATTAGGAGGCCATGGACTAAAGAAGAAAAAAGCTTCCTGATTGATAATTACCTACGTGGTATGCCCATTAAAAGACTTGCTGTCTGTTTGGGAAGATCTGTTAATTCAATAGACTCTGCAATCAGGGTGCTTGGACTTTCTGAATTGCGTAAAGAGATCAGAGATGAAACCAGGATTCAAATACTGGATTACCTCTTTGATCACACGCTGGAACAGGCCGAAGCTCACTTTAATATCTCCCATCGTCTTGCCAGACGAATAGCTGATAGCTATCCGGGAGGACTCAAAAACCTACGTTTTGAAAGGAAAAGAAATGCCGCTCTCGAAGCAACAAGTCGTCTTCCTCAAGATGGCTAAGTCTGGTACTGCCCCTCGTTCTAATAAAAACCGTACAGGTGCTGCTTTAGCTAAAACTGGCCTTATCAAGTTTAATCAGATGTATGGCTGGCATCTTACCCCACAAGGTATTGAAGCCTTAAACCAAGCTGCCTAACAAATAAGCCAGATTTATTCTGGCTTTTTCTTATTAAAAGTCTTAGTAAATCTTACTTGAGGATATTCAAATGCAAGTTGCGGATATGCAAAACAAATCAACCTCTGCCTCTCTGGGTGCTGGGGAAACTCTCGCTGTATCCATGGTAGAGGATGCTGCATTTCTGATGATGCTGTCATCTAACCTGTATTCAAACCAGCTGCTGGCAGCTATCCGTGAGCCTCTGTGCAACGCATGGGATGCCAACATCGAAGCTGGTACTACCGATCAACCACTGAAGATCTCCATTACCACTGATGGTGAACTGATCATTCAGGATAATGGTCTGGGTATTCCCCCAGAGAAGATCGCCCAAATCTATGGCACCTATGGTGCTTCCACCAAGCGTAACGACAGTAAGACTACCGGTGGCTTTGGTTTGGGCAGTAAAGCTCCATGGGCGCTTGTGGATGCCTTCCGTGTGACTTCTGAACACAATGGAACGAAGACAGTCTATAACATGGCTCGTTCAGTAGTAGAGAACCAAGGCAAACCAGGTATTACACCTATGGTTAGCGTTCCTACTACTCGCTCTGGTTTAACTGTCAGCTTTCGTTTGACCCTGGATCAAGCTCAGACAGCTCATACCTATCTGAAGTATCTGGTTATGCATGGTGAAATGAATGCAGAACTCAGCTGGATGGGTGGCGAATTTGAGCCTATGGCTAAACTGGGTATGTCCCAGGAACCTGGTTCATGGAATACAGACGATGAAGTTTGGTACAACAAATATATGGGTAACCACAGAATCTTTGTGCGTTACGGTGCTGTCATCTATCCAATGCTGTTTACAGAAGCCACCAGCAAAGCTACTGGGATGCTCTCAGAGTTTATGGAAATCGTTGGTATTCAACGTCTGCTGGTTCAAGCAGCTCCTGATACTCTGGCGTTAACCCCAGCTCGTGAAGCACTCTCCAGCCAGAAATTAACTGAAGATGGGCTGACCAATCTTTGTGTGCAATTAGTTGCAAACATGGAAAAGGATATCATTGCTAAGATCCCTTCTTCTATCGCTGCTACTTGCAAGCGTATGCGTGAAGGTAAGTTCTCCAATGGGCAACCTGCTATTGGCAGTCCTGTTAATATCCTAGAGGAGATTCAGCCTACTGTAGTCAGACGTTATCTGGGTAGTAATCTGGGGTCTTCTATTCGTATGAAGTACTGGAAAGAACTCAAAGAAGCCGAACATGTTGGCTTCAAAAAGTTATACCAGTTTACTAAACCAGATTGGGTACATGTTAATCAGGCTTTGTGGGACTTACGCAAGACTACTACGTTTGGCAGAGCCAGAACCCGTGAAGCTATCTATGCATTCCTTCGCAAACATACCATCAAACGTATTATGCGAGGTATTGCTGGTGCCGATTTTATCTCGGTTAAGAGCTTGCGTTTCAGTACCCAGGAAAATACCTGGTGGGGCCGTAATGTCTATAGCGATGGCTTTATGCGTCGTGTCCCCTACTCTGGTACTCAGATCGTAACTTACCTTGAAAACCAGGTGGTGTTTCTCACTCCCCGTTTGAAAGGTATTGCTGCAAGCAAGTCAGCATATAAGGATTATGTTCAGGGAACCTCGAATGCTGCATGGGCACTGAAAGTGGATCCAAGAGCTAAAGCTCCTGAGATTGCTGCTGTCACAGCAAAACTGGAAAAGCTTGGGTTTACTGTAGTAGACCTAACCCCAGGGGTAGAATGGGATCCTGCCTATCAGGAAATCCTCGAAGCAAAAGAAAAGCGTGAGAAGAAAGCCAAGATTAAAGCTGAAAAACCAGGTAATAATCTGGGTACTGTCTCTGCTTATCTGAAAAACGGTAACTGGGTTTATAAAGGTGAAATTACTTCATGTAAAGAACCAAGTCAGGTAAACCAGAATCCTAAGTATTTCATCTCTATTGATGATATCCATGGGGGTATGCTGGGAAGCTTTGTTCATCTGAAGGATGCTACACCAGAGGACTTGTTCGATGGGGTAGTTGTTCGTAATGGTATCGAACGCCGTATGGCTGAAAATCGTGGTGCTATTGATGTAGATGCTTACTTTATACCACGTGTTAAGCAGGTGGTATTGAGCAAAGCATTTGCAAAGTATGTCACCAAAGAACGCCAGAAAGCATTGGCTACTCAGCATCGTATATCATCTCAGGATATCAAGCTGTGTACTAAACTCGGCATTAAACTGCCTGGTTTGGAGAAGCTACGTTATGATCCATACTTCGAACGTATTCTCGATCTTACTCCATCTACAGTGGCTGTTTATGCTTATACTCCAGAAGAGTATGAGAAGCTCAACGCGGATGAAGAATGGGATCCTATCCAAACCATCATGCGGGGTAGGCTGGAAGAGTTACCCTTTATCAAGAAATTGAAAGTGCTGCGCAAAGACCCTATGTTACGTGCCCTTGGGCATGGTGACGGAAGTGTTCTTCAGTGGCTCATTCAATACCCAGAGCGGGCTTCTGCTCTGAAAACCATCGTTTTAAGTGCACTCAAAAACGGAACTAAATCATGAAAAAACTAGTGACCATCGTAGGAATCTCTGTCGATGCTCAGAATGCTGTCCTCTATTTAGAGGATGGCAGTACTGTGACCATTGCACAGGGTGATCCTCGTTTGCCGATCATCGTCGAAACAGCTAAAAAGCAAATCCCTGTGGATGGCTCTGCGGTTGTAGACATTGCAGAACCTGTTACGGTGCGTAATGAGTTCAAAGAAACTGAAGAAGGCACTGGGGGGCTTATCAAGTTCTTCCGTGTTGCCAAAAGTTTCATCAAAAAGTTCATCGACACTGAATCCCCTGAAAAGGTGGATGAAGCTGTTGCTCACATCTCACCTCTGGAACTGGGTATCAAACCAGGCCAGACCATTCTGGATGTTGAAGAAGCTGATGACCTTACCTATGCTCTGGAAGCTCAACCTGCGGCAGTAGAAGCAGTAGTTGAAGCTCCTGTGGCTGAGGTAACCAAACCAGCAGAACTTACCAACGATCAGAAAATCGAACTGGCTACAGCTCGTATGCGTGAACTTGCAGGCAAAGGCAGTACTGTCGATGATCCCGACTTCCACAAACCAATCACGGATGAAGATCCTGATACCATTGTGGCAGTCAACACTCAGACGGGTAGTGTAATTCCTCATGCTCACAAGCTGTCATCTCAGATGAAAGCAGCAAGTAAGCTGAAGGATTTCCGTGGCTTCGTAAACTTCCTGAACCGCCTGGAACCTGTCCTGAAAGATCGTGGGCACTCTGCTGAAGACCTGATGAAGTTCATCGAACACGGTGACCTGCCTATTGCAGATGACGGTTGTATCGTTATCTACAAACGTTTGAAGCAAAGTGGCAACACTTTCGTCGATGTACACTCTGGACGTATCAAACAGAATGTAGGTTCCTACGTGTTCATGCGTCCGGGGCTGGTAGATCCTAACCGTCGTCAGGACTGTTCCAATGGCCTCCATGTAGCTTCCCTGGGCTATCTCAGCAGCTTCTCTGGTAATGTCACTGTGATGGCTAAAGTACGTCCTGAAGACGTCTTTGCTGTACCAGAATACAGCCACACTAAAATGCGGGTATGTGGTTATCACATCCTTGCTGTGCTGCCTGAATCGCTGCGTAACCACGTTAACAGTGGTGGCTCTATCTCTTCTATTCCAGAAGGTAAAGAGCTGCTGAACAAAGTTCTGCGTGGTGCTCATGTGGGTATCACTGAACTGGTTGAAGTGGGCGGCCACAATGGCAGTAATGTGACCTACACCAAGGTCGAAAATACTGAAGCAGCGAAAGCTGAAGAAGTAAAAGTAGATCTGGTTAAGGAAACGCTGGAACAGTCTGATCTGTCAGAAGCAGCCCCTACTGAAAAGGCAGCACCAGTGCTGGCTGCTGATCTGAAGGAGCCTACTTCAGCCGTTGCTCCTGAGATCAAGAAGACTAAAATTGACCTCCTTTGGGAGCAATTTGAAGCTGCTTATCTGGCTGAAGATCTGGCTACTGCTCAGAAGTTTGCAGAGGAATTAATCTCTGCCAAACAGAAAGCTAAGAAAGGCTGGGCTAAACTGGGCATCTCTGATGGGGATGCAGAGCTGATCCTGTCCATTCGTGAAGCCAGTGATATCAAAGTCACTACTCCTGAAACAAAAGCTGAATCCCCAGCTAAACCAGAAGGTAAGGCTATGACAGTCAAAGAGCAGGCACAAGAGTTATATCGTGTCTTCAAAGAGACTAAAGCCAAAGGTAACCGTGCTGACACCAAAGATGCAGCAGGAGAACTCCAGTTCTTCATGTCCTCTCGTAAGAAAGGGCCGAAAGCATTCGGACTTGATCCGAAAGTCAGTGATGAACTGAAAACCTGGCTTAAGTAGTACCGAGGGGCTTCGGCCCCTCTTCTTTCGTATGCCACTAGAGAGGTAGGCTATGCGTCATATAATGTTCGCTCATAAACCTGAATTCGAAACAGCAATACTCATCAAAGAGTCTGCTTTCTATCAGGATCAGATTGAGCGTCACTACGTTAATCCTTTAGTCGAAGCTGGCTATGCCAAAGAGAACATTCTGGCGTTTTCGCTAGAGTATGAATCCAATGGCAAAGCACCAGCCAAGTTCTGTAAGGACTATCTGGCTAAAATTCTCCCTCAGCTTAAGAAGATGGGTATTAAGTACATTTACTGTGCTGACTCCACTTACTTTAAGTGTCTGGTTAAGAATGCCAAGATCGATGCAATGATCGGTTATGGCACTCCCTGTTCAATACCGGGGTATGAGGATATCGAGATACTGGTAGGTATTAACTATCAGGCTCTACTCTATAACCCAAACCAGGCAGATAAACTGGAAATGTCTGTACAAGCCTTGGCGGGTAAGGTAACCAATAGCTATAAAGCTTTGGGTGCTAATATCCTGAAATGGGCCTTGTATCCCCAGACTGAAAAGGAAATTGACGAGGCATTTGCCAAGTTAATGTCCTACCCTAAGCTGACCTGTGATATCGAAACTTTTAGTCTTGATATCTTTACTGCGGGCATTGGTACTATTGCTTTCAGCCCTGATAACACAGGCGGTATAGCATTTACCTGTGACCTTGCAGTAAGTGAAGGGGAAAACTACCGTTGGTTTAACGAAGGCTTTCGTATTAAGCTGCGTAAGTTCTTTGAGGAATATAAGGGTAACCTGAAATTCCACAGGGCTAACTTTGATACCAAAGTCCTGATCTATAACCTCTGGATGAAAGATCCCCTGGATAATGAAGGTTTACTGCGTGGCCTGGATTGTCTCTATCGAGATTGTGATGATACTCGCATCATTGCTTATCTCGCTTTGAACAATACTGCAAAGAATGAACTGAGCTTGAAACAACTTGCTCATGAGTTTGCAGGTAACTGGGCTATGTCTGATATTACCAATATCCTGGTAATACCACTGCCTGAACTGCTTCGCTATAACATCATCGATACCATGTCTACGTGGTATGTCTATAACAAGTATTACCCTGTTATGGTTCGTGATATGCAGCTTGAGCTGTATAAATATCTGATGATGCCAAGCCAGAAGACAATCACCCAGATTGAACTTACTGGTATGCCTATGATCCCTGCTATGGTGGATAAGGCAGAAAAACAATTACAGGAATTGCATGATCGAAGCCTTAAAACTTTGTATGCACATCCCTTGGTTAAAAAAGCAGAAATGCTTATCCAAACCAGAGCAATGGAAGCTAAGAATGCCACTCTGAAGACTAAACAGTACCCTCTCAGTGCTTTCAGTCATCTGAAATTCAACCCGAATAGTGGCAACCATCTGATCACTTTACTTTATGAAGTGATGAAACTTCCTGTGCTGGACAGAACCAAAACCAAGCAACCATCTACAGCTGGTGCAACACTTAAGAAGCTGGAAAACCATGCTACTGAAAGTGGAAAGATAGTACTCCAAACTCTTCGTGAATTTGGAGATGGTGAGAAGATCCTCACCAGTTTTATACCCACCTTTAAAAATGCCTTTAACAAAGGTAATGGAAGATCTTACCTGCATGGTAACTTCAACCTGGGTGGTACAGTATCAGGGCGATTAAGCTCATCGGATCCAAACTTACAGCAGCTACCTTCTGGGAGTACCTTCGGTAAACTCATCAAGAAGTGCTTTGCTGCGCCTGATGGTTGGGTATTCGGTGGAGCAGACTTTAATGCTCTGGAAGACCGTATCAACGCACTGTTAACGCAAGATCCTAACAAGGTCAAAGTGTTTACGGATGGCTTCGACGGTCACTCGTTACGTGCTGTGGGCTATTGGGGTGCCAAGTTAATGCCGGATATCGACATTAATGATCCAGCATCTGTAAACCAGATAGCTGAGAAGGATCACCCGTATTACCCACTACGTAATAAGTCTAAAGCACCAAGCTTTGCACTTCAGTATCAAGGCACCTGGATTACTCTGGTTAAGAACTGTGGTTTCTCTGAAGAAGAAGCCAAAGAAACTGAAGCCAGTTTCCATGCTCTCTATGCTGTATCTGGTGAATGGGTTAAAGAACGCATCAGACAAGCCTGTAATGATGGCTATGCCACTGCTGCCTTTGGGCTGCGTATTCGTACCCCGCTCCTTGCACGTTCGATCCTGGATACCACCAAGACGCTACGTGAAGCTGAAGCTGAGGGACGTACCTTGGGCAATGCTATCTCAGGTCAGTCCTATGGTCTGTTAACCAACCGTGCTGCTAATGAGTTCATGGAACGAGTATGGGCATCAGAGTTCCGTTACGACATTCTGCCTGTGGCTCTGATTCATGATGCCATCTATGTGCTGATGCGTAACAACGTAAGGGTAATCAAGTTTGTTAATGACAATCTGATTGAGTGTATGGCATGGAAAGGTTTACCTGAAATTGCCGATCCACGAATCCCCTTACCAGCTGAACTGGACTTGTACTATCCCAACTGGGCCAATGCTATCACCCTGCCTAATAACCTGGCAGAGGATGATATAAAGCCCTTTGTGGCTAAAGCACTGGATAAGCTAAAACAAAAAGAGGCATCACATGCATAGACTGATCTTCTGTGATCTGGATGGTGTGCTGAACGGTAACAGTGAATTCCGAAAGCAGTATATCCCCAAGGATCCCTCAAACCAGCATGAATGGCTAGACTGGCATAAAGCCTGGGTATTCGAGCCTTTAAACCATAAAGGTATCGAGATGGTTAAATCGCTGGTTAATCAGGATTCATTCCTGATCAGCCTGTCTAACCGTAGCAAGCTTCTGGATAAAGAAACAAATGATCGTTTCAAAGAAGAAGGTAACCTCACCTTCGACTTACTCCATAACCGAAGTGAAAACCTGGGAGGCAGTGCAGCTAACTTCAAACTGGAAGCATTGCTGTCACTGATCCCAATGTTCTGTATGGGTGCCTCGACTACAATGGACAAAGTGGAAATCTTCCTGATCGATGATGACAAATCTGTCATTAACAAAGTCAGAAAGTATCTGCCTAATGTCTGCTCAATCTTGGTTCCCAAGTTTAGTGTAGAGGAGCCATGGTAAAACTTTCCATTGAACTCAAGTACCTCAAACCAGAAGTAGGGTTATACCTTGAATGCCCTGAGAGCATCACATCACTGGCAAGCCAGTTAATTACGGGTGCTCCAGTGGCTGAAAGTGTGTATCAATGCACTGGTTTCTGGACGTTGCTTAATGGTCAACTGTACTTTCTAAACCAGAAAGTCACATTGGTACAGGAAGAACCTGATAAGGCTATCTTTGTTGAAAACCTTAAGGGTATTACTAAAGGTCTTCATGAGATTAACTTTAGTCGTCTACGTCTTCGTAACCATAACCAGAAAGGGTTCATGAAAGCGATCAACGCCAAATTTGCTAGTTTATGGTCAGATAATTCTGAGCATCCAAAGTAAATTAACGTTACAATCCATTTCATGTAAGTGAATTGGAGTAGTGTCATGACCCCAGATCAGCAACAGAACTTTTATGTTCAGCTACTGGGTGCTCTCCTGATTAGTACGGTCAGTGGTGCAATCTCCGTTGGGAGACGAATCCTACGCTATGGTCAGGTAACCTTCGTTGCAGCAGCTACAGAAATGTCAGCAGCTCTACTCGCAGGCTATTTGGCATGGGATGCTTACCCTGTAGTGGCAAGTCAGTTGCCTACTGGGATCACGCAACCCATATTCACTTCAGCATCTGCCTATCTGGGGATTAAGATCTTCCAGTATGTGGAGAGGCTGTTTGAAGGCAAGACGTCCTACACAGGTTCACCTAAGTAACCTCAAGCCCTCTTCGGAGGGCTTTTTATTAAGGAAACTATTATGAGCTTTCGCGGAAAAGTATGGAGTATCATAGCAATCTTGTTGATTGCTTTCTGGTGGTTGGCTTATCAAGCCTACGATCTTGTTATGAACCTGTTAGCACTGGTACTCAAATGAAACCATTCTTGAAGTGGGCAGGTGGTAAGTATCGCCAGCTTCCCCAAATCCAACCATTCTTAGTTGGTAATCGTCTCATTGAACCTTTTGTGGGTGCAGGATCAGTATTTATGAATGCTGGTTTCGATAAGGTGGCTATCAATGATGTAAATCCTGATTTATGCCAGCTCTACTTAGCCCTCATCCATAATGGTGATTATGTGTTGAACCAGGCAAAGAAACTCCATGAGTGGTGTAACTCAGAAGCCCGCTATAACCAGCTCAGAGCTAACTTTAACAGTGGTAAGTTCAATTCCCTGTCTAAAGCTGTGTTCTTCCTGGTGCTCAATCGTACTGGCTTTAATGGCCTATGTCGTTATAACAAGAAAAAGGAATTCAATGTTCCTTGGGGCCAGAAAGAACAGCCTTACTTCCCTGAACAGGAACTCAGAGATTTCATCAATTCTGGTTTGAAACCCACAGTAGCAAACACAGACTTCATGTTATTTATGGATACTGCTCAAGAAGGTAATGTTGTATTTTGTGATCCACCTTATGAGCCAATGCCTAAGCATCAGGGGTTCACAAGCTATAGTGGCACTAGCTTCAAGTGGGGAGATCAGAAACGTCTGGTGGGTAAAGCTCTTGAGCTTAAAGCCAGAGGTGCAAGAGTGGTCATTACAAACAGTAGTGCTCCACGCTTAGTTGATCTCTATACCAAAGCTGGATTTGACATTCACCCATTAACTGCAACTCGTAGTATCTCAGCTAAGGCTGAATCACGGGAAGTAGTCAAAGATATCATTGCTGTCTTGAAACCATGATCATCAGTTCAACCTTTAACATCTGTCCAATATGTGGGATCGAACGTAGTAAACGTGTGCATTCTAAATGCTCTAAGATCCTTCAGAAGCGTGCTCAGAATCCTGCTGTACAGGCTGAGTACGCAACCATTCGTAGAAATGCCCGAGGGTATGACAGAAATGAGGTAGTGCATACTAACCGCATTAGTCGTATCAGGGCTGCAACTCACAGGATTGCCTCTCTATGACAGACAAAATTCCAGCTGAAGTAACTATCTTTTTCAGAAATAACGGAGCACTCACTTTCAAAGCAAATAAGATTGTAGAAAGTGCTAATGCCTTCCATTTCGGGAAGATCATCGTACCCTTCGCCTTTATCAAAGATACTGCGGTAAAGGATCCTGATAACCTTTTAGGTTTAACAGGATAATAAAAAAGCCCCCAGTTGGGGGCTTATTCATGCTGGTAGCTATTAACCACCAGCTTCAGTGACAGTCACTACGCAGGTAGTAGACTGAATCTCTTTACCAGCTGCGTCGTAGACTTCAGCATGGTAAGAGCCAGCCATATCCATAGTAGCTGCACCCAGATTAAGGGTAGAGCTGCCCAGAGTCTGAATAGCAGAGCCACCTTTAAACCAGGTAACGCTATACGGTGCAACACCGCCAGTAGCAACTACTGCGAGTTCCAGAGCAGCACCTTCAACAACAGTTTTGGTAGCTGCCAGATCAGTGGTCAGACTCAGAGCTGACGGTTTAGTGTAAGCAGCACCAGTGATATCTTTATTCACTGCCGCAGCTACATCAGCAGGCACTTTAGCCATACCACCCTGAAACAGGGGGACGAAATCATAGCCTTGTGCCAGCACATCATCGGTAGTGATAACACCAGCACCGATAGAGGGGACTTTAGACATAGGTGTTTCCTCTTCATGAAAAGTCTAGTTAATGTACATCATTCTACTGGTTTATACGAAATAAACCAACTTAGTATTACTTGCCTGATTGGACGGCGTCGTAGGCTTTTTCACAGGTGAGTCCAGCACTACTGGCTTGGTCGGCGTACTCAGCCAACTGTCTGTTTCGTTCGAGAGATTTTTCGAGCACGTTGGCAAGCAGATCGAGGGCTTCTCTGGCTGTCTTGCCTCTTTGGGTAGTGCCGGAATCTTCGGAGCTGGTGTCGGCAAGTAAACGGTTGATCCGTTGCTGCAACCTACCAATAGAAGCATTGGCACTATCAGCGTCAGAGCGAGCTTGTGCGAGGTCTTTAGCCCCTTGCTGTGCGATTGCATCAACATTGTTTTGGTACTCCCATTCTTTGACTCTGGCCTCCTGAGTAGCTTTAGCAGAAGCATCACTATACTTTTGCTCTAAACCAGAATACTTAGCAGACCAGTGGTTATCTGTTACAACATAGGTTAAGTAACAAGCCCCGGCAAGTAAAGCCAGGGCCAGAACAGAACCTAACAAAACAGCATACTGTTTAATTAGATCCTTTATCATTAGGCTTCTCCTGAGAAACCAGACGAGCAACTATAGCTGAGATTCCCAGGAAAGTTGTTAGTCCAGCAAGAGCGTGTGGAGGCAGTGAGTCCTTGAACTCCTGTGGGAAGTATCCCCAGATTTCAGGAAGTGCAACAATCACTACCATAATATGAATAGAATACCACTTCCATGCTGACTTCCAGTTTTCTACAAGTTTCATGCTGCAGCTACTCCCAATTTAATTGCTTCATCGCCTGATTTGCCATCCCAAAGAGCAAGGTTAGCAGCACGACGACGTACCAGACCTTTCATGACTTTACCATTAGCCATACGGAATTGAGGAATGCGTTTACGCATCTCAACTTTATTACCCGATGCTACAAAGTCATCAAAGTCACCATTGATATTATCAGGGCGAATGAAACCAGATCCCATATTGAATACCATATCCACCAGGCAGTCGAACTGGCCCTGGGTAAGGTTATGGCCGTACTTGTTTACTTCTGCCTCAGCTTTAGCAAGGTCAGCATCAAGCAATTGTTCTGCTCTGGTTTGTGAAATTGCCAAACCAGGGTAAACATCTGGCCCTGTGTGACCATAACCGATAGTCCATGGCTTACCCCCAGTAGCTGGATCGGGGTATGCTCTCAGCTTTAGAGACTCAAAGTATTTAGTTACTTTTTTCCCTTCATTAGACATTTTCATAAAATCACCATAAATAAAGCCCCCAATTAAGGGGGCTATTGAACTTAACTTTTACTCTTTAAATTCATCAAGTAAAAGTATTTGGGCCTCTGCCTGATCCAGGCAATTGGTGCCTGAGGTATATTCAATTGTAACCTCATAACCTTGGAACAGCTGCCAGGTAGTGCCACCGTCATAGCTTACATGAAGCTCTGCATAAGCAGAAGCCTCATTAATATAGACAGCTTTCACTTGATAAGTAACATCTATAGTAGATGTTTCTGTACCCACTACAGTACCGTCAGGGGCTGTTTTTGTAATAAGGGTACTCTTTGATTTAGTAAATGACATATTAGACTCCGAAGCCTTCGACTTTGTATTTTAAGGAAGAGTTTGCAGTAGTGATAGTCACAATGAGAGTACCACTGCCTGTAGACAATGTGAACAAACGGGAACCCCCTTGACCAGTGGATTCAGATCCGCTCCCAGCAATAGGGGTAAAATCATGGTTACCTATTACAGTGTACTGTACTACACCTTCCCGGTTGGTAACCAGCAACTCTACAAATTGCGCCCAACCTGTCTGAGCAGACGTCCATACATCAATTAACACACGAACAGAAGTCCTGTTTGCAATTGGTATGGCTTGAGTCTCTCCAGCAGCATACAACCCTTTAGTCCGCGAGTGCATCTCTATCCAGTTAAGAGAATACCCAGGAGAAGAGACTGTAGGAGCTTGGGAAGTATAAGCAGTTTCTGTAATAAGCCCTGTTTGATCCTGTGTAAACAGAGGACGAGCAAACTGATCTCGTCTAATAAAGGCAGTAGACCTTACACCATTAGCCATAAGATCTACATCAGCAGTCTTAGGCTGAGGGTATAGTGCTGAACCACCAACATCAAATAAGTTATTATGGGCAGGTGCAGGAGCAATCCAACCACTCTTATCAATGTTGTCAAAGAAATCCTTAAACGCTTGGTGATAAGAACTCTGGTGACCCAGCAGGTTAGGGTGAACAGTCTGAATATTGGGATCTGTATCAAACAGAGCAGCCTCACCATATTTGGCTACTGCATCAAACCAGTATTTCTCAGCATCGATAAGTACACAGCCCATCTCCACGGCGATTTGGCGCATAGCATCATTACCACGCAGGAAACGTACCCCAGCCTGGATAGTTTTACCATTCCATTCCATGTCAACGACAGATTCAGATACCGGAGGTATCAAGGATTCATCTGCGACAGGTAAAGCAGCATAAGAAGGCCAAACCATATCAATGGTTGAGGGCAGTGACCACGAATAGACTTCTAAACGCGGGTGTGGGGTAGTGACAATAACCACATCACCACCAGCTTCCTGAACCAGTCTGATAGCTTGGCGGAGTCTTTGTTTAAACCCATTTTCCCCGAAAGTTGCCCCAGCATTATACTGAGCTGATGGGAAATCGTTCATACCATAGATGAACAAAGCCAGATCAGGATAAGTACCGCCTGCAACCACGGCAGGCCAAGCGGTTGTAAGGAAATGGTTAATGGCTGAACCATCAACAGACTTATTCGAATAAGCCATAGGGTACATGCCTGACTTATTCACAGTGGCTTGAAAATACTCAAAGAACTTGGCAATAGGAGTATTCACGGAGGTATTGCCACCAATGGTTGCCCCGTTACCTACAGAAGAACCAAAACCAAACATATTATATTGGGTTTGATAGCTCGTATTGCCATGACGGTAAGCTGTTAACTTATTAGTTAAGCGGGGGAATAAGGCTGAGGATGCAGCTGAAGCAGCTCGCACAGCTTGTTCAATATTCTTACCTAAACTGGTAGATACCAGAGAAGACCCTGGCAATGTAGAGCTAGCCAGTCGTGTTTCGAGGTCAGTAATAACACAGGTATAGGATCCTGAATCGGTAACCAGGGTAAGTTCATTATCAGCAACTGACCAAGAGGTTACACTACCTATAGCTGCCCCTCGGAAGAAGGATAGCTGAGTTGTGGGATCGAAAAGTACACTGAAGGTATCAACAGCTAAACCAGAGCTAAGAATAGCTACCTGGCTTTGCTTCAACCCTAGTACACGAGCAATAGCTTGTTTATTGGTTTGTTTAGCCACTGGCCCAGTGGGCTGTGTGAACATCTTATTCATGGGTTAGCCCTCATGTTGTAGTTTTAAAATACCTCCCCCCAGAAGAGGAGGTATTGGTGTAGAGCACAGGCTATTAAATATACTAGGTGTGCTCTACCTTTTTACCTTAAGAACTAATTTGTTGGTGAAATAAACAAATTATAGTCAGTTAGGTAATATACTGAACTAGCAGTTCCGTTAGTCAATTGCATAACACCGCGTGCATATGCTGCCCCAGCTGGGGCTTTAACAGATGATGTTCTGCAAGCCACTCGTTTATTTGCACGAGATGGGTATGCAGCAACCCCTGTAATCGACTGATTAACTATCTGGTTCATATCGCTATAGTAGACCTCAGTTTTAGATATGAGGTTATCGTTCTCATCATACCATGCGATTGCCGGGGATAAATTCAACTTACTAGTTAAATCCGGCATGATAACCGTGGCCTTCATACCATAATCACGGCTCGGGGTTACTCTTACTTTTTCCACTGTTTCAATGTAAGCATACCCACCTGAACCCCAGGTCAATTGCAACGTGTTAGTAGTACCCGCAGCTAGACTTGTATCAATGAGCGAGTTATCCAGAGCAGTAATGCTTGCTGTTACGTTAGCAAAGCTATTGCCGTACTTTCTAACAGTCGTCGTTGTTGTGGTTGCCGTGCTTGACGTCAATACGTTACCAGCAGCTTCCGAGGTAAAGTCATATACCCTTAACAGCCGATTATCCGTGGTAAACGGATGCAACCCTAGTGCAAGGTCTTTGTGATTTCTGACTCGTACAGTGATTGTTGATCCTGTTTCAAGGATACTGTCATAGGAATCGTATGGATATACAGTCCATGACACAAAACAATCATCAAAAAGAACTTTACACGCTGAACCTTTCAGTAATTTTCTTGAGAGAGATTGAGCATAACCAAGATCCCCGTTTGGCAACATGTTTGTTGCACGAAACGCTATGAACCTGGCAACGTTAGAAGCAGCTTCCGCATTTACAAGATAACCATTCCAGTTTTCAATGTGTGAGTCCTCAAATTCTATAACGCACCATGCAGCAGTGGAGGCAAGATAGATAACATCACCACCGGTAAAATCGATGCTGCATGATAAAAAGTGGAGATTTATCCCAGATGTTTCCATGTAAATAGATTTAGTCGTGGCGTCATTATACCCACCAGAAATCACGCAGTTGCTATAAGTGATCCTCTCCCCACTGTCTGTGTTAGTACCATAGTAGGCAATACCATAAAATCCATTAAACTGGCAATTATCGAAGCGCATCAACCAGGTACGTGTAGATGTGTTTCCATGCCCAGCCAAAAATGCACCGGAGATCTCTAAATCTGAGATCCTCATGTTAATGGCGTGTGCAGTTGATGTTGCGCCTTTGGTGTAAAGGCCAATAGGATTTGTAGTTGCCCTTGTGCCAGCTCTCACTAACTTGATTTTCCCGGCACTGCACGAGATGGTTTTCGGGAATGAGGAACTACGGCTGTTGTTATATAAATTTGTTGCATCGTTGCAATAAATAACAACAGCAGCCTCATGGGTTCCATCAACCAGTGCATCAGCTACCAGCTTAGTATCCTTCGTGAAAACTGTAGAGATATACGGAGGAGTAGTAACCGTTCCTGATAGCAGATAAGTTCCACCTTGAACTCTAATGTAAGGCAAGTCATAAATTGACAACTGCGCCATTGCTGCGGTATGAATGATATCAATCGCTGCTTGCCAGTATGGTTGAATATCCATGCCAGGTTTCAGACCTAACCAACTTAGATCAATATAATCACTGCTACTATTCCTGCGCCATCTTTTACCATCAGCTGTTACTACACAGAAATAACCATTATCTGGTGTATTAGTGTCTGTATCATCATAATACCAGTAATCGAGTCCGTTAATGTCAGCAAGAACTGACTCACCCGACGTCGTTGGTTCATAGGCCCGAAGGGCAGCTGCCGTACTCGCCCGACCAATTTTTTGCAGGCCATTCACTTTCGTAAACGTTGTCAAAGCCTCTTCTACAGTGATACCCGCTAGAGTGCCTACATTAGAAGCTCCAACATTTGAAGCCAGAATTATAGGAAAAGAAGTGGGATCATCACTGCTATATACATCACAGATAGCAGTAACAAGAATAAACCCTGCTTCAGTTCCAGTAATATCATCAGCAGTGATTTCATCAGCTAATGTAATGGTTCGCGTAGCTTTATCAAAAGTAAAGCCATAACCTACATCTTGCCGTGCAGAAGCAATGTAGATAGATCGTATATTAAATACAGTTTCAGTCTCAGGTAAAACCAGAGATGAAGTGGGAGTACTCACCTCAAAGTATACTGGTTTAGTCTGTAAAGCTGAGATCTGTTCTTCAAGAAGATCCTGTGCTTGTTCAAGCCGTTCTGCTGTTTCTTCAAGAACAACAGCAGTATCCGTCACAGAGGATGCAGCTTGAGTTGCAGTGCCCGCAGCCGTCTCAGCATTCGCCTGGCTCTGTGCTGCCGCACTCGCAGACTCTGCTGCTTTGGCTGCTTCCTTAGCAGCATCAGTAGCACTTTGGGCAGCATTAGTTTCATATTGCTCCAAATTCTCTTTTTCGAAAGCAAGTGCATCATTTACTGCTTGCTGGATCTCGTTATGAGATGTGCAGGTATTGCAGCCCCCACCACATCCACATCCATTATAATGACTCATATAATCACCTTAAGCTGTTTGAGTACCAACAACCACACCAGCAGTATCACTTGTAGGGTTGCCTTCAAAAATACGAAGTTTACCATTGGCATCTACCCAAAGGGTATACCCACCCAATTTCAACTTATTCTGTAAGTTGATAGCCTGAATTTTGACGATAGCCTCTTGGAGGCTAGTCCAAAGAGTGGTCATATCAGATAGCATCTGGTTAACCTGAGTTCGGTCAACTTGAGTAGCCTGTGCATTAGTGGTGGAGGTAGCTTCACTAGCAGCAGCAGCTGTTGCAGAACCAGCAGCTTCCGTAGCACTGGTTTCAGCTTCACTTGCAGCTTCCACAGCAGCCACTTTTGCAGCAATAATTTGCTGAAGAATAGTATCAGCATACTTATCGTTTGAATCAGCTTTGGTAACGATCAAGTCTTCAAAAGCAACAGGATAGTCTACAGCAGGGACATAGAATAAAAACTGCCCTGGCATTGACTCGTCATCATCTGAATACGTTAAATAGTATGGATAAGGTAAAGGCCACAGAGCCATGGCAATATAGCCTTGGTTATCTGTTTTAAATACTATTTCCGTATCTTCAACAATACCTGCAAAACCAGACCAGAACCCTGCACGTAAAGGCTTGACTGTCACACAGGTGTTAGTCATTGGGGTTCCGTTAGGATTTTTCAGATAAAGGTTAACTTGTGTAGTGTTACTCATATGTAACCCCCTATAGAAAGATTCCCTAGATAGTAAACTATTTTAGGATCAATGGGCAGATAGTGCCCTTAATTAACTGAGGACTCAAAATGACTCAACAAGTCGCTGAATACATCGATCACATGGGCGATGACAAACGTGTGGTAGACGTTGCTCGTATCTCGTTTGGCCCCCTGAAAAAGGTAACTACCCCTGAACAGGATGCCAGTCTTATTCGTTTTCTGGCTAATGGTGTAACCAGTAAGGATAAAGAGCAGATAATTAAATGGATCATTGAAGGTATCGATCCACATTACATTGATGATCCAGTTGAGACTGCACGACAACTGTATGAAGATATCCGCCATCAGGCTGTGCACTGGACACCATTTGCTCACACAGCAATCACCTTACGTATGAAGGCTCCGATCCCAATCCGTACCCAATGCTTCAAGCATAAACAGGGTCTGGTTGAGAATGAGGAATCTCGTCGCTATATCAGTGTTACTCCTGAGATCTTCATTCCTGAATTCCGCCAGAAACCAGAAGGCTCAATCAAGCAAGGTAGTGCTGGTATCCATGAAGCAAACGACTACTGGAAACGCCAGTACATCTACCATACTCAAGAGGCAGTAGCTCTCTATGAGAAGATGATTGAAGATGGTGTTGCCCCTGAGCAAGCACGTTTCGTACTACCACAAGGTGCTATGGTTAACTGGATTTGGACAGGCAACCTGCTGGCTTTTGCCAACTTCTTCAACAAACGTTCTGATTCCCATGCACAGCAGGAAATTCAGGATCTGGCCCATGCTGTAGCAGCTATTGTGGAACCTCTGTTCCCGGTTAGCTGGGCAGCACTCACCAAGTCATAATGGTTAAATAACCAGATTACAGAATCCGGGGAAGTGAGTTATGCTCACTACCCTTTTCAACCAACTCAATATTCTTTGGGTAAATTATGACTAAACCTCTCTCACGTATTGAGACTCCAACAGAGTCTTACGTCATCGACTACCCCCAAGCTATCGAAGCAGCCACTAGCCAGATGGCTATCTTCTGGCCTGCTGAAGAACTGGGTGTAGAGGAAGACGTTGGTGACTTCCACAACAAGCTAACTGAAGGTGAACGTGAGGGTATCCTCACTCTCCAGACTGTCTTGACTCAGTATGAGTTAATGATCGGTGGTGAAGAGATGTGGGGTGGACGTATTCAACGTCTGTTCCCCCGTCCTCACGTTCAACGTGCCTGTGCTGTATTTGCTATGGTTGAGCTGAACTCTCATGCCCCATTCTATGATCTGATTAATCAGTCACTGGATCTGGCTACAGATGAGTTCTACACCACCTGGAAGCGTGATGAAGATCTGTCCAAGCATATTGCATGGATCGATGAACAAGCGTCTTCTGGTGATGCTCTGGAAGCTACAGCAGCGTTAGCATTCCTCGAAGGTGTGATGCTGTTCTCAGCATTTGCATTCTTCAAATCATTCAGCCGTCCTGGCTTTAAGTTGATCCCCCACTTTGTGGCAGGTATCGACGGTTCAGCCAAAGATGAGAACTATCACAGCATGTTCTCTGCCTGGCTTCATAACACCTGTAAAAAGGAACGTATTGAAGCTGGTAATATGGATGAGGCCAAACAGGAAGCATTAGCTGATGCTATCTGGAAGATGGCTAAAGACGTACATGATCATGAGTTCGCTATGATCGAACGTATCTTTGCCAAAGCTCCTGAAACCATCCGTGTAGTAACCAAAGAAGAAATGCAACACTTCATTCGTGATCGGGTGAACGTGGTGCTTAATCGTCTGGGTATGCCGAACATGTTCGAGCAAGAGTCCGGCGTTATCTCCAGCTGGTTCTATACCTCCTTGTCTTCCTATAAGTTTGCAGATTTCTTTGCTGGTACTCAGTTGCAGTACACCCGTAACTGGGCCAAGCATAAATTGGGCTTTAACCAGAACTTAGCTAATGAGCTGTCTGGTGCCCGTGATCTGTCAGCTTTATTGAAACCAGGAGAGTAAGCATGTCGTTTAAACCTACAGGAGTAGAGACTTCAGTCGCTACTGAGTTCGAAGCACTTAGTGCCGAGCGTAAGAAGTTACAAGCACAGGGATTACTCCCTGATTGGTATACAACTCAAGCATGGCAAATGTTCAAGAGTAAGTACATCGTCGAAAGTGAAGGCTCATTAAGAGCACGTCACCAGAAGATCGCACACACTCTGGCACGTCATGTACCACAGCTTTATCGTGGTGAACTTGAGAAAGCATTCTTCGATCTTATGTGGAATGGCATCTTGTCACCTGCTACACCAGCACTGGCTAATACAGGAACTGATCGTGGTATGCCTGTATCCTGCTCTGGGCAGGTAGTGGCAGATAGCATTGATGGCTTCTACTCAGCCTTACGAGAGACTGCAATTCTGTCCAAATATGGATTTGGTACTTCAGCAGACTTCTCGGATATTCGTCCTCGTGGTGCCAAGATCAGCACTGGTGGCATTGCCAATGGTGCTAAGGAAGTTATTGATGACTTCTTCACTTGTACCAGCAAGGTAAGCCAGGGTGGTAACAGACGTGGTTCTGTTGGTGCCTACCTCGATATTGAGCATGGAGATTTCTATGAGTGCCTCAACTCACTGAAGACCGATCCCAATGGCAAGAACTATGGCTGGATCATTAAAGATAGTTTCGTTGAGAAACTGAAAGCTGGCGATGCAGAAGCAAACCAGCGATTCGAAGATGCTGTACATGTCAAAATGCTGACAGGTAAGGGTTATTTGTACTTCATCGACAAGGCTAACCGCCATCGTCCTGCAATGTACAAAGACCGTGATCTGATGCTTAAGGCAAGCAATCTGTGTACCGAAATCATGCTTCATTCATCCAAGGATCTGACCTATAGCTGTATCCTGTCCTCATTGAACCTGGTTCACTGGGATAAGATTAAAACCAGCAAGGCAGTATTCTATTCCACTATCTTCCTGGACTGCTTGTGCTCAGAGTTCATTGAAGTTAGTGATGGTATTGTTGGCTTAGAGAAAGTACGAGACTTCACCATCAAAGGCCGAGCTATTGGCTTAGGTGTAATGGGCCTCAGTACTTACTTCCAGTCGAAGCGTATTCCCTACGAGTCACTGGAAGCTCAATTTATCGACCAGGAGATCTTCAAGCATATCCACGATGAAAGCCTTAAAGCTTCTCAGTGGATGGCAGAGATCATGGGTGAACCAGAATGGTGCGAAGGTCATGGTGTACGTAACACTCACCGTACAGCCATTGCACCTACCAAGAGCACAGCCCTGTTAATGGGTGGTGTATCTGAATCCTGGTTCCCGGATCCTGGAATGGTATTTGAAGCCAGCTCTGCTGCTGGGCAGCTCAGTCGTATCGTGCCTGAGATCTACAAACTCATGCAGGAACGTGGAGTGTACTCAGCAGAAACCATCAACGATATCATTAACCACGTAGGCTCCGTGCAGCATGTTGACTGGCTTGATGACCATGAGAAGCAGGTATTTAAGACTGCATTTGAAATGGATCAGCGAGTCCTGTTACGTCGTGCTAGCTTACGGCAGAAACATATCTGCCAAGGTCAGTCTCTGAACTTCTTCGTACCTGAAGATGGATCAGAAGATTTGATCTCGGAGTTGATGACTCGTTGCGTACTGGATGAAGAAATCCTGTCTGTTTACTACGTCTACTCACGAAGTGGTGTGGTTGTTAAGGATGAATGCTTAAGCTGTCAAGCTTAAGTGTTTTGTGGGGTGCCCTTCCGGGCACTCTGTGAATTCTTTGCAAAGGAAATCCGTATGAACAAAATGCATTTAAAACGCTCCCTTGCTTATGCAGAAAAGTGCCTGCATGAGGTCAAGAACAACTTAAAAATGTCTTGTGCTGAGCGTAAAAAAGTTTACTGGGGAAGCCAGGTTAAAAAGTATGAGCAAGCTGTAGCTGAACTGACAGCACAGCTTGAAGCTCTTGAACCTAAACCAGTAGATACAACAGTCAGTGCCCACAAGGTACTACTGGCTGCTGCTGGGCATTTAGAGGATCGTGCAGTTACCTATGACAATGCCCAAGGTGAACGTTCCATTCCACTGGTCATTGAGCTGTTCAATAAGATTCGTGGTAAGGATCTTACCCCGGCTGATGGGTGGCTCATTCAAGTCCTACTGAAAATCGTCCGGGCAAACCAGGGTGATTTTAAGCTGGATAACTTTGAAGATCTGGCAGCATATGCAGCCTTGTGGGGTGAGGAATCAGCTAATGCTCACTAAATTACTGGCTACCTTTGTGTTTGCAGCATTTGCTGCCTGGGGAGCTACAGCAGGGTTCTTCATGTACTTTGGTGTAGCTAAGATGATTTCAATCATTAATGGGTGGTTATTATGATTTACACAAATAATACTAAGATCCCATTATCTATGGCAGTGTTCCTGGCTACTGATCACTACGATTATATCCCTGGAACCTTCTCAGCAACCAAACTGCTGAAGCCTATTCGTCAGTTAATACTGACTCCCCGTGTTCCTCCAGAGTTGCAAACAGCTGACCTGGAAGACCTGGTAGCTTCCCGTATGGGTACAGCTATCCACTCAGGTATCGAACTGGCTTGGTCACCTGAAAACTTCCCTAAAGCTATGGAGAAGCTGGGTTACTCACCTGACCTGATTGCCAAGGTTAAGGTGAACCCTAAACCATGGGAACTGAAGGCTGGGGATATTCCAGTGTATATGGAAATCCGATCTGAGAAAGAAGTCATGGGTTACCGTGTTACTGGTAAGTTTGACTTCGTAGGTAATGGTGCCTTAGAGGACTTTAAGTCCACCTCTACCTTCAGCTATATGAAGGGTAGTAAGGATCTGGACTACGCCCTGCAAGGCAGTATCTATCGCTGGCTTAACCCGGATATCATTACTAAAGATGTAATGTCTATCCAGTTTATCTTTACTGACTGGCAACGTGCCCAAGCCAAAGCTAACCCTAACTACCCACAGCGTAAAACTGAAACCAAACGTTATCAGTTGCTCTCTCTGGAAGATACTCAGAACTATGTTGAAGGTCGTATTGCCCTGTATGAGAAGTATAAACAGGCCAAAGACGAAGACATTCCTGAGTGTACTGATGAAGAGTTATGGCGTGATGCTCCGGTCTGGAAGTACTACAAGAACCCGGCAAATATGACTCGATCAACCAAAAACTTTGACACTGAAGCTGAAGCTTACAAGCGGCTGGCTGATGATGGCAACGTGGGTATGATCGTACATAACCCCGGTCAAGTTAAAGCTTGTGCATACTGCCCAGCCTTTCCAATCTGCAAACAAAAAGATGAGCTAATTCGTTCTGGTCATCTCGAAGTATAAGGACAAGTATGATCTCCATCAAACCAGTGAGTGAGATGAAATATCATCCCACCAGTGAGAAGATCGTTGATTTTCTCAATGCTAAAACCCTTAACGAGGAACGACTCTTTTTCAGAGTAGTTCTGGCTTACTACTGGGGTGTAATGGCCTCGTCTATGCGAGCAGTCATTAAAGGGTATGATCGCAACGATCTGCCTATCAATATCTACGCTCTGAACCTGTCTCCATCAGGTACTGGTAAAGGCTATTCCACCAGCCTGATCGAACGTGAATTGCTTGCAGGATTCCGTGAACGATTCCTGGAAGTAACTTTCCCTACAGTAGCTGAACAGAACATGTTTGAGCTTGCTCAGAAACGTGCTCAACGTAAGTCCACAGCATCTAATCTGGTTGACCCAGAAGATGAGCTGGAGAAGGTACGTAAAGAGTTTGAAAGCTTAGGCAGCTTGCTGTTTAGCTTTGACTCTGCAACTACCCCAGCTGTTAAGCAAATGCGTCATAAGCTTCTTATGGGCAATGCTGGTGGTGTGAATTTACAGATCGATGAAATCGGTGCAAACCTGGTGGGTCAGACTGAGGTACTGGATACTTTCCTGGAACTCTATGACCTTGGTTTAGTAAAAGATAAGTTGATCAAGTCATCTGCTGAAAACGTTCGCCATGAGAAACTTGTAGGTGGTACTCCAACTAACATGCTGTTGTTTGGTACACCAACCAAGTTGTTTGATGGGGATGTAACTGAGCGTCGTCTGTATGACATGCTGGAAATGGGATATGCACGTCGTTGTCACTTTGGTTTCCTGCTGAAAGCCAAGAAACCAGAAGGGATAACTGCTGACGATATCCTAAAACAAATGTTTGATGCCAATGCTGATACCTTCATCACTGACCTGGGTAAAAAACTGGAGAAGCTTGCAGACATTTCCAACCTGCGAAAAGCTATCACCATCCCTCGTGATGTGCTGAAGAATATCATCCAGTACCGTCTGGACTGTGAAGCCAAAAGCAAACAGTACAACGAGTATCAAACCATTCAGAAAAGTGAAATGGAGAACCGTTTCTTCAAATGCATGAAGCTGGCTGCTGCCTATGCTTTTGTAGATGGTTCACCTGTGCTATCTCAGGATCACCTGGAGAACGCCATTAAGCTTACTGAAGAATGTGGTGAAGCCTTTGCCAAGCTGCTTACGCCTGAGCGTAACTATGCCAAGTTGGCTAAGTATTTAGCTGATGTGGGCACAGACGTTACGCTGGCTGACATGGATGAGGATCTGCCTTACTTCCGTGGTGGTAAAAACCAGAAGGATGAGATGATTAACCTGGCTATTGCCTATGGTTATAAAAACAACATCATTGTGAAGCGAAGCTACACTGATGGCATCTTATTCCTGAGTGGTGAATCTCTGAAACCAACTAACCTTGATGAGATGATTTTGTCATACAGCAAGGATTTAACCACTGGTTTCGTACCTAAAGACGTACCATTCGATCAACTGCACAGACTGGTAAATCAGCCAGATCTTCACTGGCTCACCCATAAAGTGATGAACGGTTATCGTAATGAAGAGAATGCCATTCCTGGCTTTAACCTTCTGGTTATTGATGTGGATGGAACCTGTCAGCTGTCTACAGCTAAGTTACTGCTGAAAGACTACAAGGCTCTGTATTACACCACTAAACGACATACCGAAGAAACTAACCGTTTCCGTATCATTCTGCCTATCAACTATGAGTTGAAGCTGGATGCCAAAGACTACAAGGAGTTTTATAACAACGTCCTTGAAGGCTTGCCATTTGAAGCTGATGACTCGTGTTCACACCGTTCTAAGAAATGGTTAACACATAAAGGGCACTATGAGTATACGGATGGTCAGCTATTCGATGTACTCCCCTTCATTCCTAAAACCAGTAAGAACGAGGATCGCAAGCAAATGCTTACCGATCAGCATCAACTGGATAATCTGGAACGTTGGGTACTTAACAACACTGGTGACGGTAACCGTAATAAGCAGCTGTTCAACTATGCCATGGTACTGGTAGATGCAGGGTTCTCTCTGGATCGTATCAGAAGCCAGGTGAAGGATCTGAACAACAAGCTTCCTGGTAAGCTGGACGAAAGTGAAATTGATGGGAGCATCATGCTCACCATTGCTAAGAAAGTTAAGTAATTGTGTGTTGGGGAACTTCCGTTCCCTTTGTGGGTTTGCCCCTTCGGGGGCATTTCAAAAGAGGTAATTATGTCCGATCAAATCAGCGTTAATGACAACCTTGTACTGCTTGTAGGTAAATCAGCAAGTGGTAAATCGCGGTCACTGAAGAACCTGAAGAACCCGGAAGGTGTGCTGTACCTTAACTGTGAGTCAGGTAAAAAGCTGCCTTTCAAGTCAGGTTTCCTGGAACGAACCATTGCACGTTGGGATGTGCTCCCTAAAGCTTTTCAGTGGGCTGAAACCCAGCCGAATATTCACACCATTGTAGTCGATTCACTGACGTACTACATGGATATGGTAGAGAGCCAGCTCGTACTTACTAGCTCAAATACCCAAGCTGCATGGGGCCAATTTGCCCAGCAGTTCAAACACCTGATGCAGGTGCTGGTAGCCACGTCTACCAAGAACGTGATCTTCTTAGCTCACACGAAGGATGAAGTTAACGATGACATGGTTCGTGAAACCTGTGTACCTGTTAAAGGGGCACTGAAGAACCAGGGCATTGAGTCATACTTCAGTCTGGTTATTGCCTGTAAGAAAGTGAAGCTTACGGATCTGGAAGAATACCAGAACGGCTTACTTCACATTAACGAGCGTGAGGAAATGCTCGGGTACAAGCATGTGTTCCAGACCCAGGTTACTAAGAACACCATTAACGAGCGTTTACGTGGCCCAGAGGACTTGTTTGATATCAAGGAAACCTTCATCGATAATGACATGCAGTTGGTCTTAGACCGTTTGCATGAGTATTACGCATGAAAATTCCTAAAGAAGATCTCACCCTTGAAATGCTTGAGAAGGTACTAAAATATGATGCTCTTACTGGACATCTTACTTGGATTAGCAAGTCTTGTAATAAGAGAATTGTTATCGGTAGTCGCGCTGGGAGTCTCCACAAGGCTAGCGGCTACCGCCATATAACAATCTTCGGCACTACCTATGGAGAGCATATCATCTGTTACTACATGCATAACAGGCAGTGGCCTAAAGGGCATGTAGACCACGATAACCATATTCGTGATGACAACAGAGCAGTAAATCTGAAGGACACTACGATGCTTCAGAATATGCGAAACAGGGGTGCCATCAGCAATACCATTACTGGTCACCAAGGTATTTGGTACTGCAAACGTCGTGATCGCTATGTAGCAGAAATCACGATGAACCGTAAGAAGGTATGGCAACGTACCTTCAAGACAGCTAACGAAGCAGCTATCTGCCGGGCTGAGAAATTAATTGAATTAGGCTTCCATGAGAACCATGGCCTAGAAACAAAAGGTAACTAACATGTCTTATTTTGATTTTAACTATGACGCAGAAAAAGCAGTAGAGAAAGATACCCTGGGCACTGGTATGCGCATTCGTGACACTGACGTCTATCCGGGCATCATCAAGCTGGCTTACATCACCAAATCAGATAAGTCCAAAGCTCAGGCGATGAACATCGAATTCGAAGATGATCATGGCATTTACAAAGAGCAGATCTGGTTCATGAATGGTCAGGGTAAAGTCGTCAACGATAAAGGCGAGTACACTAAAAACTTCCTGAAAGCAAACTCGATCTGCCTGCTGGCCTGCGGTAAACCTCTGGTTAAACTGGAACCAGAAACCAAGACCATCAACCTATATAACTTCGAGAAGAAAGCCGAAGTTCCGACTGATGTTCCTATGCTGGTGGATCTGTGTGGTAAGCCAATCACCTTCGCTATCCAGCGTATCAAAGAGAACAAGCAGAAGAAAAATGACAGCGGTCAGTACGAGCCGATCAATGAAGCTCGTGAGATCAATGCCATTGCAAAAGTCTTCCGTAGCAAAGACGATAAGACTGAGCAGGAAATTCGTGGTAAGCAGGAAGCTACTTTCAAAGATAAGTGGCTCGAAGCTAACAAAGGCCAGGTCTGGGATCGCTTCAAAGAAGTGACTGGTCAGGGTAACGCTGGTGCCCCAGGTGGTAACTTTGCAGGTGCTGGCTTCAACCCAGGATCTGACAATGCCACTACTGGTGATGATCCGTTCACCATGTAATAACTCAGCCCCCTAAACCAGGGGGCTTACTCTGAGGTTACCATGACCCAAGATTCAAACGTAGTACAGGATCAACCTGAAAACATTCTGCCAGTAGAGAACCACCTTCAGTTAGGTTTCCTGGTAGCAGATTGGCATCGTAACATCGGCCATCACCTGTTGGCTGTGATTCAAGCCCCGGACGATATCGATCTTAACGTCCAATTCGATGGTGCTGATCAACCCGAGTTGATTACTGATCCTCGTGAACGTGCTTTATTTAAACTGGGTGTAGAGTATGCTCTGAACCAGTTCTTAAATCTGCCTTTCACTATGGAAGAGGATCCTAATGAAACTCAAACTACTGGGGATGGATCCGAGCTTTAGTAACTGGGGACTGGCTGCAATGTTATATGACACTGAAGCCAGATCTCTTAGTGTTGCCAAGCTGGATGTTATCCAACCACCTAAAGATAATTCCAAACAAGTACGTAAATCTTCTCAGGATTTAGCCAGGGCTGAATACCTGTTTGAGAAGGTAATGAGCTATATGCCTTACGTAGATGCCATCTGTATTGAAGTTCCTCATGGTAGTCAAAATGCCAGAGCTTCACTGGGTGCAGGTGCCTGTATTGGATTAATAGCAGCCATACGAAACAGTCATGGTGCTAAACCTGTAATCTGTGTGAATGCTACTGAAACCAGAATGGAAATCACTGGCAAAGTATCTGCAACAAAGCAGCAGGGCATTGATTGGGCATCTGGTTTATACCCTGATGCTAACTGGCCTAAACTTAAAGGCCAGATCATTGCCAGTAAAGCAGAACATATGGCAGACGCTGTAGCAGCCGTACATGCTGGAATTAAAACTGAAACTTTCAAAATGCTAACCATGTTAGCTACTAAGGATTAACTATGCGTATTTTGCTTTCTACTGAAGATCTGATCGAACTGGTAACCAAACATGCATTTACCAATCTTGTGCCTACAGCCAAAGCAGCTGACGTTGAAGTAGGTATTCTGGATGGTCAGATCGTGGCAGCTGTAGCTGTAGGCGAAGATAACTTCCGCCTGAAATCTGTTACCGATCTGCAAGCTCCTCTGGTTTCTGGCGGCACTCCTGTTGCTGAACAGGAAGAAGCAGAGCAGGAAGAAGAACACGATGACGACACCCAGGATGAGCAGGAAACTGACAAACCTGTTAAGCGTCGTAAACGTCGTACCAAGGCTGAAATCGAAGCTGATAAAGCTGCTGAAGAAGCCGCAGCTCAGGCCGAAGCAGATGCTGAAGCAGATGCTGAAGCAGATGCTGAAGCAGATGCTCAATCTGAAAGCGAAGAAGATCTCTTTGCTGAAACCAGTGAAGCAGACAATGATGCCCCGTTCGACATTGACGAAGGTGCAAATCTGCGTGCTGAAAATGAACTGCTGCCAGAAGCCAAAGATGCTGCTGTAGCTGAAGAAGTTGATCCGTTCGCAGATGCTGGGCTGGCTTCATCCGAAGGTGACGAGCTGTTTGCTCAGGCAGATACTCCGGTAACCAAGGTAGTTGAAACCAGTGAAGCAGGCTTTGCTAAACCAGCAGACACTGAAGACGACCCGTTTGCTAACTTCGACTAACAGGTGATCTATGAGACACGTTATTAATGGCTTTATTGGCCTGTTCTGTGTGATTGCAGCCATTGCTGTACTGGCTTTAATGAAGGTAGCTTTCTGGTTACTTAGCTTCTTCTGGTTCTTTGTGGCTGTAATTTTTATTGCTTGCCTCATTGGAGCATTCATTCAGGAAAAGCGTGACTCATAAAGCCAAAAAGAAGCCCCTCAATGAGGGGCTTTTTATTAGTATGCCATTCTGAACAAGTTCCAAGGCATTGGTATATTCAAGATGCTACCACCTTGCAGTACAGAAGGTGAGAACGGATTCCCAAGGTTACGAGCAAACAAGGGTTCCATAGCATCAGGTGCTGCTGAGAACTGCCCTGTGATAGCCATGTGTGCCATAACAGAGGCTGGACGTTTGTCCATCAAGTAGAACATTGCACGTTGAATACGAATACGATACTTCGTAAACATTGTGATCCCCATATCATCCAGATATTGGCGAGTAGCTGTAGCTGGAATGTCATAGTTAACGAAAGCATCAGATGCACGTTGTAAAGCCTCAGTATGACTCAGGCGATCTCTGGCATGTTCTGTCAGGTGTTTATACAGAGCATACTTAGCAGCAAAGTCGCTGAACTGAGCAGCATCACTCAAGAACTTATGAGGTGCAGTACCCTTATCAATCACAGCCCAGCGAGCAGCTGTTACAGCAGAAGCTGGCAAGTGGGCAGATACCTCATTAAATTTCTTACGGATCTTAGACCCATAAGTATAACCATCAGCATCAGGCTGAACGTCTTCTACGATGGTAGGCATCATGCCTGCCTGAATAAACTTAGCCAGTGGGTTAGCATTCAAGCGATCCTGAGTCTCATTGATCAGGGATTCCATCTGAGCAAAGTCACCAATACCAGCTCGTTGTTGCTGTTGGTACTTAAGCAGTAATGAATACTGTTTACGGTAATCAATCCCAGCAACCAAAGCAGTACGGATATCTTTAACCATGCGTACAGGGTTAACCCCATAAGCAGCCAGCAGAGCAGTGTTGGACATGATATTGCTGAACTGGGTTTTCAGGTTACGAATAACGATCAGATCTTTATAGGTCTGCATAAATTCCTGAATACCACGTTCACCTTTAATTACGTATGACTTAGCCTTATTACCGAAAGCAGCTTCCAGCAAACCAGCAGCAACACCTTGAGCAATGTTACGTTGCTCTGGATCTACATCCAGGGTATTAGCCAGAGAGTACTTACGGAAGCCGAAGGTCAGGTTAACCAGATCATTACGAATGTACATACGATCACTACCCCACAAAGAGGCAGCTTTAGTACGTGCTTCATATGGCATCATTGCCCAGATCTCACGACCACGCTCAGAAGGTGCATCAGGCCCAATCTCAAAGTAAGCATTAGGATTCTTCAGGATATTAGCCGTAGAGTCTTCATGCAGGGCTTCAAGGATCTTAGCATTCTGGTTTGGTGCATCACCTTTATCGATATTCTGACCAGCTAAACGACCTACAAGATCAGCAAAGTCATTATTACGATCAAGGAAAGTATCGATAGTGTTGTGGGTAGCCATGTAACGGAAGTCCATGATATGACCATCAGTGCTTAACACAGGCACCACATAGTTATCCTGAACTTGAGAAGGATCAAAGGCAGTGTGGGACAGTGCTTCACGTCCTCGCACGTCTGCATAGGACGCTTGCCTTAATTGTTCTAACTCGTCAGCTCGAACACGGTCAGCAACAGCACGATCCCCACCTATTGATGAACCTTTACGCTGGCTTCCAGTTAAGCTGAAAGTACCAGACACGGTTCGTTGATACCCATTCTCTTTGCTAACGTACAGTACACGTCCAGAGTGTTTTGACAAAGAATCCTGGGACAGTGGGGCTACTGGTTGGTAACCCATGTTCACCAGGGCTGCTTCATCTGCACTCCCCGACTCAACAGCACGTAAGTCATGGTGAGGATTGGTATCTTCAGGCAGATAGCCTTTAATGCGAGACAACTGGTTTCCAACAAACAGCGTATTAGCAGAATCCTCGATCAGGTTCGCATAAGTAGCCATCAGCATTTTGATGCCATTGTCTTTACCTCGTGCAAGCTCACGTTCCATTACAGCAGCAGTGCGAACACGGTTTTCGGTCTTGGTGTAGTTTAGAGCGTACATCGAAGCCAGAGCATCAATGGCGTTCACTTCATCAAGAGTCGGTTCGATACCTACTGTGGAATAGTGAGTAGCAGCTCCGGTAGCAATAGCTTTTGCATTCAGAACTAAATCACGTCCCAGGGTATTTCTGCGAGTAGCCATCCAGTAACCCAGAGCCTTCGCACGGATGATCTTATCATTACCGTTAGCATACTGGCTAATGGTTTTCTCAAGGTTACTGATCTGTTGCTTACGGTAACCAGTATTAGAAACCAGTTTATGTAAGTTATTCAGGTTCATACCTTCAATGTGCAGTACAGACTGAAGGTCAGTACGAAGCAGTGAATAAGTCATTGCTGTACGATCTTCTTTAGTCAAGTCTTGCCCATTGTTATCAAACATCTCATTCAAGTTCTTAGCAGTGACAGCAGCTAAGGTTGCACGATCCTGCTCAATACGTTTAGTAGAACGTAACAGGGATTCATGCAGAGCACGAACATCATCAGCATTCGTTGCTTCAGTCAGAATGGAAGCCAGAGAACCTTCTGGAGTATTAGGGGAATTAAAGTCCCGAAACTCTTTAATAGTCTCTTTCAGGTTACCCAGCTGATCACGAGCAGCTAACCCTGCAACTTTGCCCATAGCATTCAGGGCATTGTTGGAGGACTGATCAATACCCGTAGCTTTAACGATTTTACCCAGGAACTGTTTAGACTTAGCAGCAGCCGTATCCAAGGCATTCTCTACTTTGTCGATCCCACCAGTAAGAATATTCATGGTGGTATCACGGTTCTTAAGTTCAATCTGGATCAGCTTTTCAGCTAGTGCTTGGGCACGAGCATTGGCAGCTTGTCCTTGATGGGTATTGGTCAACATACCAGAGACTGTATTAACAGCCTGGTTAAAGTAAGCAGTGGCCTGTTCAAAGGCAGTATTGCCAGAGTCCTTACCATCTTCCATCTGGAAGCCAAGTAAGTTACTGGTATCTTCATGCCCAATCGCCATAGCAACGAAACGAGACAGATGCTGGGACTCGCCAGAGTCATTCGTTACATCAAACAGATAATTCCATTTCTGTTGAGCAGCTCGTTTTTCTGCTTGAGTTGCCTGATTCCAGTTTCCATTGTGGAAGTCTTCTGGTTTCAGGGACTGTTTGGCAGCTTGCCAAGTACGACGAATCTCACGGTTAACTGGTGAAGTAAAACCAGAGGCCAGAGATTCAGATACAGCAGCCTCAATAGCTTCCACAGCAAAGGCTTCCTGATTAGTCAGTACAAACCCATTGCTCAGTGCTTCGGTGCTGACAGGGGCTTTCCCAGTGGCTACAGCCTCATTCCAGACTTGACCAGGAGTATAATTCTCGTTGGCATTCTGGGTGACTCTTGAGCCTAAAGCACCGTAAAGCTGATCCGCTACAGTGGATATTACATTACGGAGGTTACCTGTGAATTGTGCTGAGTTAGTCTTGCCACCTGTTGAAGCCAGGTTATCAAAGATATCCACATGGCTAAACTTAGCTACCTGATCAGCAGCACTATTGCTGTTGCTCATAGGGTGGCTGATAGAGGACACAGGGCTTTCAATAGCAGCAGGGTTAATAGCCTGAACCAGATGTGCAGTATCGAAGGTCAGTGCTTCCAGTGCAGTAGTAACCCGAGCATTAACAGCTCGACCAGTTACAGCAGCAAAGATGCCTGACATTTGATCCACAAACTGTTTAAAGGCAGTACCCAACCATCCACGGTTACGCCCTGAAATTTCAGGCACACCAGTGATGGTATCAAGATAACGTTGGAATTCTGGGTTAGTCATACCCCAGGAAATAAATTCATCCACGTTAGCCAAAGCAGGGGCAAACTTCTGAGTCAATTGAGGATCAGCTGAAACCAGCTTGGTTACTCTACCCATCAGCTTCTCTGTACGAGCCAGTACAGCTTTTACTTTTGGATTTGAATCAGCAGTAGCAATTGCACGTCCCAGAGCAATGTGAGTCAGTTCATGCAGCAAGACTTCAGGTGAAGCATTCTTGCTGAGTGACAGGTTAACCTGTGCAGTGTTCTTATCTTGATAAGACCATGCAATGGCATCACGGTTCTGGGGCAGTGACTGCCCCTTAACATTCTTAGGCATAGTCTGCCCATCCAGCACGTTCACCACAGCATCAGCTGGAATCAAACCAGAAATGAGATTGTGGAGTTCGTTATATACTGGGTTAGCAAACTTACCTTTGGTACGAGCCATCACCTCAGAAGCTGACACAGAGCCTGTAGAGGCCGAAGCCTCATACAGATATTGTCTCATCTTGTCAGGGTACTGATTGGCTTCAGCCTTTGGGGCATTGCCCTTAGAGAACATGTCAGAGATACGTTGTAAGCCAGCAGCACGACTACGTTTCAGACGTGCAATCTCGTCACCAATCTTCTTACGATCAGCATCAGTGATCAGATACTCACCACCTTCAGTACCATACTGGTTAACAGCATAGACTTCAAAGAGAGTCTCCAGTTTCTTAATGTCACGATCATAAGCCTGGTTAAGGATAGTGTTCAGAGCAGCTTTCATGTTGCCCTTGAAGTCTTTACCCAGGATCTTAGTCTTCATGGCTTCCAGAGCTTTCTTAGCTGCAACCTTGTCATTGGTAGACAGGTTAGCATCAGCCAGATTGCGAACTTCAGTCAGCAGTGCAGCAGCAGCCAGATGTTGAGGATGATAAGAAACCACAGCATCAAACATAGCTTTGTTCTGGATACGGGCACCTTTCAGCACATTGTCAGGAGACAGGATGTTAGCATCGTGTACGTTCTGGCTTTCGATCTTGCTGATCACATCAGAGCTGATTGCAGCATCAGTACCCTGAGTAACGTTAGCACCCATAGCAACCCCTGGGTTGGTCAGCTTAGTCTCAGTCACAGTAGACTGAGTAGACTTGTAACCACCTACCAGACCATCACTCAACAGCATCCCATTAGCATCCATTGCTGGTTTAGGGTTAGCAGCTTCTTTGAAGTAGATATCAATGCTGGTGGCAGGAGACTTAGCAGTAAAGGCTTTCTCTACCTTAGCCATTGGGTAACCAGAAGCTTTAGTATTCTCGGACAGAACACCAGTTGCAGATGGCATATTAGGAATCATGTTAGACAGAGTATCCAGATCTGCCTGAGTGAGTCCTTCCAGTGGAGCACCTTTAGCATCCACAGGGATTTTACCTTCAGCAATACGTTTCTTCAGCAGTGCAGCTTTAGCAGCATTGTAACGAAGGTTAGCCAGAGTAAAGGTTGTGTTAACCAGGCTGGTATTAGCATCACGAGATGCAATGAAGTCAGCAGCAACCTCATTAACAGCAGCCTCTGTAGCAGTACCACGAGTCTGGGAATCCACATCAATAATGCGTTTAGTTTGAGCCGGATTAAGGCTGAACTTAACCAGACCATCAGCAGTACGTGGCAGATTTACTTTCTGACCCAGGAGTACAGAAAGGTTTTTACTCACCTCAGCATAAGCCTTGGCAAAGTCTGCTTTGTTATTGCTTTTAGCCAATGGGATCAGGGAACCGATCTTAGAGTAAACATCCTCTACAGTAGCTCGGCCCATAGCAGCTTTCAGTGCTGGAATACCAGCAGAGTAGTTGAATGGGGTAGCCAGAGTCTTGGCCTTAGAACGAGCACCATAACCAGTAGAGAAGTATTCTAGTGCCTGGATCTGACCTTGCTGACTAGCAGGAGCATTGGTTTTGTAATCAGCCCAATGCTGACGCATAGCATCACCCAGCAGCTCGTAGTAATCCTGACCACCCAGCTCACGGTAGGTAGGCATGTTGGTAATGTTGTCACCTTCACGGTAAATACCACCACGCTTCAGCAGATCGAAATTAGCAGAGCCATTCAGGATATTGGTAAGGATAGGGCCGTTAGTAACACCATCCGATTCCATTTGAGCCAGCAGCTTAACAGAAGCCTTACCAGACTCCAGAGCAGTAGCATACTGAGCCAGGTTATGCAGGGTAGCAAAAGACTGACCATTCATACCATACTCAGCCACAGCATTCTTAATGACGTTGGTATCAGCAGTAGTAGCTGAACCAGCGATCACTTTCTGCATAGCACGTACAGCCTTAATGTTCTCTGGTTTACGCAGGTAGTTCTGGAAAGCAGGTAAGAAGGTAGCATAGGTCTGCTTATCAACAGACTTCAGTTTCTTACCATCAGCACCAATTACAGGAGCCTCTTCCATACCCTGAGCCAGTGAAACAAGGAACAGGCCATATTGGGTAGGCTTACCTTCTGCATCCAGTACAGCAGCATTACGTTCCACTTTCACTTCAATCTGGTGTGCAGCAAGACCACCCATAGCACGATGTACTTTGGATCCTTGTGGATTGAACTCAGAAGCCAGATCACCAATACGTTGGTTAGTCCAGACTTCCATAGGCATCCAGAAAGGCCTGTTACCAGTACGTGCAGCAAAGTCCATACCCATTTCGATGGAACGTTGGATATCAGCATTCTTGGCTTCACGACCTTTTCTGAAGATCTCCATCTCGTTAGGCACATCAGCATCAGTACGTACACCAAAGATATGTTGCAGGGCAGCATTATCTACAGTGGACATGGTTTGCATAGCACTTACCACACCCTGATCAATGGTGTAGTCATACTGCATAGCTTTGCTAATACGAGCAGCCAGAACAGAAGGAACTTCACGGTTCATTTTACCGAAGACTTTCTGTTTGAAACCAGCAGGCTTAGTGGTCAGAACCTCACGTACAGCAGGATCATAACCAAACAGCTTAGACATAAGAGAATGGGTATCTTTCATTCCATTCTTAATGTCAGAGATAGCTTCAATAGCTACTGGTTTACCCTCTGCATCAAAGTTACGTGCAGGACGGCTAAACACAATCTTGTGCTTGGCATCGTTAGGAGATACACCAAAGTCATTCTGGAAAGCTTGTGCAGCTTCTTTAGCTGACTGTTCATCCAGTCCCATGGTTTGCAGATCAAAGTACTCTTTAGCAGTCATTACAGACTGTTCCATATAGCCATTGGAATACATGGCATGGAGGGCATAAGCACCCAGAGCATTCTGCAACTTGCTGGCACGGTTAGGATCCACATCAGCACGTTTAGCGAAGCCCATAGCCTGATAGATACGTTGACCAAGTTGGGACATGATCAAGTCTTGGCGATAGCCAATATCAGCCATACGAGACATAGTCTGTGGAGTTAACTGATCTTCTTTGATACGCAGAGTTTTAGCTACTTCACTCTGGTTCAGGAACATCTTATCCCCATTCTCACCAAGCCAGGAGAAGATACCTGCTGCAATACCCGTTTTAGTATTGGAGTCAAAGTTACCATTCTCATCCAGGATAAACTGAGCAAAGTCCTGATAACGATACTCAGGAGCTTTAGTACGGATGATGTTATCCAGGTTAGCTGTGATGTGATCGTGGAACTCCACAAACTGTTTCAGCAGAGCTTTCTGTTTAGCACCTTCAGCTTTTGACTCACTGATATGCTGTTTCAGGAAACGGTTAACTTCAGTGAAGCTGCCAGTATCCACAGCAGTTTTCAGAGTGTTAATGAAGTCTTTTACTGCTACCAATGGGCTACCAAAACCTGGACGAACTCGCTGGTTGAAACCAGTAAGCACAAGGTTCTGCAAGCCTTTAGGTTCAGCCAAAGCTTTCTCACGCAGAGCTTTCAGAGACTCCCCAACTTTACCAAAGATACTCAGAGCACCATTGGCTACATTGTCTTGCTGAGTCTCAGTCAGGGTATCAGTGTTGGTAACAACATCATCTACGTTAACTGGGGCAGTTTGTTGGGACTCTGAACCAGTAGACTCATTATCAATGTCAGCCTGAGCATTCTCAGTTTGAGTAGCAGCCTCAGCCTGTGAACGTTGGATCTCATTCTCCTGAGCTTTAGGCTTAAAGGAGTCATCCAGTTTACGGTGAGGGGCATCAACACCACGATTCTGGTTAGTAGCCACATCAGCACGGCGAGTCCATTCACGATCAAGTGCATCCAGGTTACGAGCCAATACAGGATTAGTGTCAGAAGACATAGCCTGTTGTGTAGTAGCCATAACCTTTTCCAGCGTTGCCTGATCCATTGCACGAATATCTCGTGTGGTCAGCGGGCTGATTGTTGGTTGTGCTTGTTGTTCTTGTGCTCCTGTCTCTCCTGCTACAGTAGCTGCACCCTCTGGCTGCGCCTCCGGGCTTGCTACTTGCTCAGTCGAGCCAGTCACATTCTGGTTAGTAGATGGGGTAGCAATACCTTCCATATACTGACGAGTGGCAGTGATAGCCTTGGCTTCATTAACAATATTGTTAACCAGACCAGTAGAGCCTTTGTGGATAGTGAAACCACCGTTCTTAGCCTGTGCTTTAGCATCCAGACGTTTGCCAGTATTCAACTCCCAACCATTAGAAGTTTTCAGGATCTGGTAAGACTTACCATTCTGTTTAGCTTCGTTCAGGTACTGTTGAGCAATATCTGCTTTAGCAGTATGGGAAGTTTCAAAGTTATTGATGCCAGTCATCAGGGATTGGATACGGTTAGTATCACTAGCCTGTACAGCAGTGTTGATACCCTGTTGGTAATCACCCAGTGACAGGTTATTAGAAGTGGATTTGAAGATCTCACTATTAACCTTAGAACCAGTCTTAACAGCATTCTCTGCAACTTTGGCATCAGCCAATGCACGAAGCGTACCCAGTTCAGCAGGGGTAGCATTAGCAGGAGCATTACGCACAAACTCTTGCAGGTCTTCATTGGTGTAAGACATTGGGTGACTGATAATGTCAGAAGCTGTCGGGTTCTCTGGTTTAGTTGTATTGGTATTCATACCAGTAGCTGACGAGAACTTACCAAACTCAGACTTAGCCTGATCCAGTACTTCAGCAGAACGAGTAGCAGACTGTGCCAGTTCCTCTTGAGAAGGCATAGCATCGAGTTGTTGCTGTGCAGCATCACGAGCCTCAGTCTGCTGGGCCAGGATAGTTTGTAACTGGTTAACAGCATCAGGATCTGCATTTGGATCAGTGCTGAGTTGATTCAGTCTTTCCTGAATAGCAGGAATAAACTTACCAGCATCAGCAAGGGTACGTTCAGCAGTGGCCCTCTGGTTAATCATATCCAGGTTATTCTGGTGATCATTCTGTGCAGCATCCATAGCTGATTGAGCCTGAGATTGAATCTCAGCCTTCTGTTCATCAGTGGTGGCATCAGTGTTACGAGTCCACTCCATACCAGCACGACGAATTGCAGCAGCTGGGTTATACCCTTCTGACTGTGGATTCATTAAGTCTTCTGGGGTGGTGTTACGTGCAGCTTGGCCTAAAGGATCCTGAGCTTCAGTACGTTTCTGCATAGCCTGAGCAGCAGTATTGGCTACCTCACCAGCAGTACTAAGTGCAGCACGAGGAGCACCAAAACCAGTAGCAGCAGCAATCCCCTGGAAGAAAGCAACGTCATTACCTTTGGTATCCCATTCGTTTTTACCCTTCGCATAGTTCTCCTCAATCTGGTTTTGAGCACTAGATACCAGACCTTCAGTTAAGGCGTTCTTAGCAAGGTCGAGGGTAGGAGCAGCTACACGCGCAAGAGCAGCAGCAGCCGTAGAGCTGCGTGGTGCGATGCGCTGTGCTGCGTTCACCAGACGATCAGCAACCCCAGCAGGTAATACTTTAGATCCTGGGAGCATAGCAGTACGGTTAATGACACTCTCTGCAAAGTTCAGAGCACCATCCACAACGCCCAAACCAGTACCGATAGCTACATCTTTAGCTGTTGGGATCTGACCATCTGAAGCTTTACGCTGGGTATCCAGATATTGAGATAATACTGAGCCACCCTGCATAGCAGAGGAAGCAATCATACCGGGGATACCACCAACCATGTATGGAGCAGACTCCACCATAGTCTGACCAGCAGCGCCAGGGTTACGAGCAATAGCAGCTAAACCAGCAGCGAATTTATCAAGCCCTGATTTACCCTCAATTGATTTCTCAATATCAGCAGCAGCTCGCTGCATTTGAGTAGGGTTAGCCAGTTTCTCAAGGTTGTCATAGCTACTCTGGTTTTGAGTCTTCTGACGTTCATTGATAGCATCCAGACGTTGACGAAGAGTCTGATTACCCATCTCTGGTACACCATACTGGTTTACATCAATAGGCTGTGTCCACCAGGCACCCTGACGATCTAACAGAGCATTATCAGCTTCAGTACCTTTACCTGCCTGAACACGACGATAAGCATCCAGTGCATCGTTAGGAATGGAAGCCTGATCTAGTACATTACCCAGAGTTTTAAAAGTCTTATCTGTTTTACCTGCAAGACCATTAACTGCATCGACAAAACCCTTACCTAAGTTAACAAAGGTAGAGGCAGCCCGATCAGTCATAGAAGAGGTTTCAGGATCTAAGAAGTTGGTAGAAGACCAACCATAGTCTGAATCTTTTGCAGCTACCTGTTTAGCTAATGCTGACTGTTCATTATTGATTCGTTTGAGTCGAGCAATTTCGCCTTCTTCCGTAGGATACATACCCTGTCCTGTGAGGTTATTCAGGATACGAGTAGAAGCATCATTCACACGTTGGGCGATAGTTGGTTGGGTAGGTGCAGGAAGTGCCTGAGCAGCTTCCTGACCTGTTACCTGTTGAGGGACAAGAAACTTGTCCAGAGGAGATGAGTTACCAGCCATCTGAGTATTCCTTAGTATTGTGGAGTACCCAGATTGTAACCTCATTGCTGCTGTAAAAGTAAGGGCAGAAGCAGCTTATTTAAACGATCCCTTTGCTCTTGCATAACAGATTGCCGATCTTTTGCATCCTCTGCTTCCCGTGAAGTAATCTTCAGGGTATTTAAACGCTTCGTTGCATCAGTCAGATACTTGGTAGCAGCATTTACAGTAGAAACATTTCCCTTATCTTCGCGGGAATTTTCATTAGCAAGAGCACCATCAAGGATATTCATTTGTTGCTGCGGGTTGAGTGCTTTAAAAGCAGGCTGATCCTTTAAAGCGTTAAAGATTCTATTAGAATCTCCCTCTCTACCCCAACTGCTAAACCAAGCATCATTATTAGCATCAGCCCAACCAGAAACATTAAGCTTAGGGTTGTTTAGAGGATCCATAGAAAGGCGCTGTTGAGCATCCTGAGCATTAGCCTGTAAATCCCTGGCTTCAGACTTCCCCTGAATAACATTACCCGTGTTAAGCAAACCAGGTAAAGCTTTCAGTAATGAACTACTTTGAGCTGCCCTTGCCTTAGCTGCTGCTTGAGTTGCAGCAAATTGAGCCTGTCGTTGTGCTAATTCAGACCGTTGAAGATTCAGCTGTTGATTTTTGATATCCCAATCAGAGGCAAACTTCAGAGCATCTGAGGCATCACCCTGGAATTGAGACAGCAAACCTTTAGCTGCATTGTGATCACCTGACATAACTGCCTGCATATACTGCCCCATTAAGGGAGCATCATGCTGTGCAGTCTGAAGCTGGTTTAACTTCATCTGGTTAGTTTGACGGCCTAACAAAGTATCTGGCATGGTTGCTGCCACTTCAGATACACGAGTGGGGTCAATATCCCCTTGCTGAACCAACTGCGCTACTTGCTGTTGACGTTGGGCCAGATCATTAGCATCTGTAGCCCCAGTAAGCAGTCCTACAGCCTGAGCTGTATTACGGCGTACTACCTCATCACGATACTGCCCCAGAGTGCCTTGCAGCCCCTGGAGAGCATTACCAATCTGCTGGTTTGCTGCCAGCAGTAATTGGTTAGAACCAGCAAAGTTAGGTGCAGCAATTTGTTGCAGTCTAATAGCCATGGTTTAGATCCCATATTTTTTCATATAGTCATCAACAGACTGATATGCATTAGGGTTACTTGCAACACGAGCAGCCTGACGATCTGCCAGAGAAGCATTAGTTAGCTTCTTATTGGCATCCCATTGTTTGTTAAACTGGTCAAGCTGAGACTGGTATTGCTTCTTGGCAAGGCTCAGGTTCTGGAAACCAAGGTAACCATTAAGCAAACTGGTTACACCACCCAGACCAAGCTGGCCCATCTGCAAACCAGACATGTCACCAGTACCCCCAAGGATACTATCCAGGAAGCTACCTGAACCACCTGAGCCAGTAAGGGCCGTATTGTTAAAAGTGTTTGCTGAGTTGGTAAAACCATTACTCAGCGAGTCCAGGGAGGAGGACATAGACCCCTGATCCCACAGACTTGGATACATCGATAATCCAGCCATTATTCACCTCACATAAGTGGATTAAGTTCGTCGTCTGGAACAGTATACAGTTTTTGTTGCATAAACTGCATGATCTCTACAGACGAGGGTAAAGACAATGCCTGACTCAGGTACATATCAGGTAACTGTAAAGCCAGTGCCCCAATGTTTGTATTCAAAGTTCGGGCTATCATCTGATCAGCTGTTTCACCTAAGTTAACATAACCATTTGTAGCCTGAAGGAATATCCAGTCAGAAATAGTATTAGAACCCTGGTTTAACTCATCTTGAGCTTGCTGGAGTACTTCCTGTTTTTCTTCCAACTCTTTCTGAAGAGATCCCAGTTTCTGTTGCATAGCTATCTGCTGCCCTTTCATGGAAGCATCAGAGGCTTTAAATGCAATATTAGAAATCTGCATCAGGTTTTTAGCAGTTAAGCTGAATGGCCCTGTAGTACCAGAAAAATAAACATAACCACCGTACACAGCAGCCACCACAGCAACCACAGTAGCCAGTATAGAAGCCCAGCTGCCAAGCTTACTGAAGACGTACTTACTAAGTAATGAGAAGGCTATCATCGTACCTGCGGCTGTAGCTACAGCAGTCAGAGCACCAATTAAAGATAGTGATGCACCCCCTGTCCACCAGGACACAGCCACAGCTATTACAACAGTCACTGCCTGAAAAAGGCCAGTTTGATACCATTTGGTTTTAACTGTGTACTCAGTGCAGATCAATACCTGGAGAGCACGGGCATAAAGAGTTTCACGATCATGGGCAGAGAACAGTTTTCTGAATGCATGATCCAGAGGAACCATCAGCTGATCATGTTCATGACCCCTGGTTACTTTACTCCCCCCAACTCTGACACTATGAGTTAACTCATATACCCTTACCTCTTCATACTCAGTATCTGAAGTCTGAACCTTGTAGAAATGGTAAGTCATGGATTTAGTTCCATAAGTACCATCAGAATTTTTAGTAGGGATCACACCGTCTTCAGCATAACCAGAAGATGTGGTTCCTTTAGGGCCAATAGATCCTGTAATTTTTGCATAACCCAACAAATCCATATTGTTATAGGTAGCAATATCAGTATCTTCAGCTTTGACCATAGCACCCGTATGTATTTCGTATGTGTCTAAGTCGGAAGCAGGAACTGTAGCAGACCCACCAGAACCCCCAGTGTTATCCCACATATCCTCAGTATAGGTAGGTCGTACATTACAGAGGGTATAGAAGTAATTAAAAAGGTACTCCTGCTCTATAGCATTTTCAGTGTTTGCAGGTACTTGTAAGATTAATAGCACATCTCTGACTTTACTCAGTGAGCTTAGGCTTTCATAAATCTGATCCCCAACTTCGAGCCAGTCAAGCCCAAGCTTTTTGCAAATTTTAACAGAAGTTTTATAGGCTTCCGTGTCCTGGTAATCATCAGAGATTAAACGTTTCCCTCCAAGTCTGTAGTAGATACGGGGGAAATGTTGACCAAAATCGGCTACTGTCGTACCTGTGATGCCATCCAGATCAGGATAAGAACCTGAACCATATTGATAAGTGAAATACCCAATATGGGTAGTAGAACCATCAATCCACTGATAACAAACCATAAAATAGTCAGGACTATCATCGGTATCTTCTCCACTAGGATCTAGCACAGCATTAGGGTCGTAGTCCCCTGAGTCGCTATCATCAAGTACAGTATCTGTATCAATGTCTTCATCTGCTGGGTTGTAGTCATAAACCCCAAAACCAGTATTAAAAAAAGCAACGACATTAACATTGACTGTATTAGTTGTGATATGTCGAGACACTTCAGTAGCTACAATAGTGATTACACCCGTATCAGGATCAGTAGTTTCAGTGGTTTGAGTGGGGTCAGTCTCATCAGTCTCATTGGTAGAAGTTCCTACATCTACTGAGCTAACCACACCAGATGGCATGGTAAACCCATTCCAGTCTGTAGTATTGCTGGTGGTGTCTGAGGATTCCTCAGTAACTACATCATCATACCCACCTGATCCATTCGGAGTACGAACAGTGGTAGTTACCTTAGTGGTTTCTACGGTGGTAATTCGCTTAACCCCAGCAAAGCTGAAAGCATACTCAACACGAATATAATTGGAACCAGTAGAGCTAACCTCATCTGGTGTATCTGCTCTGGTTAAGTCCTGCACTCTTGTGGGTGTGTATCCACTTTGAGGTGAGTATCCCCAATGCTGGAACATAACATCTTCAGCTCTTTCACTGGTTTCAGGGGTGATAAAGTTAATAGCGTTATGGAGATAGCAGGGAGTCCCCAAAGCTGAGGATCGATCAGATAACTCATTAGAGGTTGGGTTATACCCTTGAGTAGAAATTAGCTGTTGCCACATAGCATGTCTGAAATTACCTGGCACAAACTGGCTATAAACATAAGTTAAAGCTGATTGTCCTGTAAGAGAAACCAGAACATCATTTAAAGACTCTGCCCCAGTGAAGTCAGTAACAGCTACTGTAGATACTGTGGGTAAACCATAAGTGTACTTGCCTTTCGCTGCCCAACGATAAGCAGCATCCCACTTAACATTGTTAGCAGACCATCCATACTCCAGCATCAGATCAGTTAGTGATTTGGTGTTATCTTTATCCAGCACATAGGTAGTAATGGCCTGCCCAATGACGTCAGGTAAGTAGTCATCATTTATTAAACGGGAATAGGAAAAATCCCTGTATGTCTTTTTCTTGCCGCTAAAAAGTCCCATGGTGACCTCATAAAAAAGAAGGGAGCACTAGGCTCCCTTTATGATATATCAGACTCTTAGGAAGGGGTAACAGATACATCAATACCTGCCAAGAGTTTCTGGATAGCTTTACCTACCGTAGCATCATCCAGCAGGTTAGTACTGTTGGCCGAGGTATCCTCGTCAGTCTGTCTACGCACGTTCCAGGTGTTCGACATAATCTGAGCAGCTTGCTGTTCAGCATTACGTTTATACCCGTCTTTCTGTGCATTCATCAGTTCGACTTGAACATCGATAACAGAACCAGAACCAATGACAGTTGAGTCAGTCTGAGCTTTTTCAGTAATAGTTTTCTGAGCATAGTATTCAGTCTGTGCCTTAGCTTGTTCCACCTGCTCACGTAAGAGGGCAAGCTGTTCTTTCTGAACATCAATCTGGGCTTCCAACAACTCAATTTGTTTATTGGCTTGCTCCAGTTGAGCTGGGTACAGGGAAGTCAGTTGATAGTCTTTAAGCTCAGTGTCTTTATTGATATTAGCCGTCTGAGCCTGGATCTGCTCAATCTCATACGGTGTTTTCTGCATCTGGTCATGGATCTGATCAATCTGAGCTTGGGTAAGATCACTCTGCAATTCAAGCTGCTTAAACTCCAAAGCCTGACGTTCTTTGGCTAAGAGAAACGAGATAGCAGCTTGCAGAGTAGAATCATAAGTTGCTGCATAGGTCTGCCCGTAGGTAGGCCCGGTAATGCGGTTCTTCTCAAACTGTTCATTGAGTTGAACACGCATTGTTTGCAGCAACTTATCCCAGACACCAGTACCTTTAAGATCAATAGTAGTAAGATCTGTGATATCCAGATCAGGGGCTACTACTGTATCAATGGTAATGTTAGTCATGGTTTATCCTTAGTCGTCCAGAGCACCACGTTGCAGCTGACTAAGCGCCAGTTCATCCAGCTCTGCTTGGGTCAGTGGAGGCAGCTCAGTAATGGTATAGGCTGGAATAGATTTAGACACTCGAATAGTAGTGCCATATTTACCAGGTTTAGAAGTGAAGATCTGAACCTGTTTTTCACGAAGCATGTTTACCATGATACGTGGTAAGTGGAATGGTTTATCTGGCTGGTTATATGGAACCAGTTTACGAATCTGGACACCAGCACCGTTGGATACACCCAACCATTCACCAGGCCACTCACGTTTATTTGGGTCATTACAGACGATGAGACAACGAACCAGAGACATAGCTTCTTTATGTTTACGCTGGCGACGTTGTTCTTTGGTTTCGCCTTTAACAGGGCGTTCTTTTTCTTGGGGTTCTTGCCCTTCCATAACTTCTGCAATACGTGCAGCCAGTTTTTCAGAGCTAATATTAGGGTGGAAATCTACACCCAGTTGGTTAGCCTGAGCTTCCAGTAATTCACGATCTTGTTCAGTGTACTGTGACATTTCTTACCTACCTTTATTTAATAAAAAACCGGGGAGGATTCCCCGGCTTTAAGCTTAATGCAAACTGATTTAATAAACCAGTATTACATCTTAGCGGTGGTCATGATCAAACCAATACGCTCTGGACGTTGAGCCATGAAGCCATAGAACCAGCGCATAGAGATGAAGCCAGTTTCACCATACGGGTCAGTACGGTCAACGTTATCACCTGGTTTACGGCTATTGATCTCGAACTTCACACGGTTACCAGAGGTCTGGAACGTGATGGTAGAGAAGGAGTCGTCACCAACACACAGCAGAGGGAATACATCGTATTTCGTGCCATCGTTGTAGTAGACAGAATCGTCACCACTAGCCAGGGTAGCGCCACCACCAGACCACTTCATCATCTTCTGGTTTTCGATCAGACGGAACTGACCTACTGAACCAACTTCACCGTTAGCCAGAGTAGTACCAGCAGCATAGTGTTCAGCAGAGATGAATGCTGGCTGATCGTGCAGGTTCTTCATTGCTTCCAGGGTAGGACGCAGTTCAGGGCCACAGAACAGATAGCGAGCAGCTGGGATTACACGAGTATCGATATTACGAGTACCCGACAGGATGGTGGTTTTCTTCGGCGTATCAGCCTTATCCAGAGCCATAGCCAGCTTCATGAAGTTACTGTAAGACAGGACGTCATCCTGGCCCAGTTCAGCACGAGAGTTGGCGTCACCTGCATAGACGATAGTACCAGCGTTGTTGATCAGATCGATTTGCAGGGCATCTTCGTTCATGTCAGATGCAGCAATCATGATCTCACGGTTGATATGCTGGAGCAGTTCAGCATCGGTATCGAAGTTCAGAGAGTCACGGGTGTACTCAATGAAGAAACCGAACTTCTCGAAAGAACCTTCCAGTTCAATACGAGTAGTACCAACACGGTTAACACGACCACCGTTTTCACCCAGTACAGGGAATTTGTCCGGGATAGTACCGATATCACGGCTGGAACCATACAGGTTACCATTAGCGATTTTAGCACCAGTTGCATCGATACCCTGATCGTTAATATTGCGATCATCAAGCAGCGGCAGGTAATGGAACATCTTCAGCTTTTTACCGAAGTTAGACGGAATAGCTTTGGCAGAAGCCAGCTGAGTGAAGTACTGCTCTTTCTGAGCATCTTCCATTGCCTTACGCTGGTAATACGCAGTATTAATCTGCGGGCCAACGCTGGACGGTTTACCTTGGGCAGGAGCCTTATATTGCATAACCATAGGTCAGTAACCTCTTAATTAAATTTGCTTGGGTCAATCTTAGCAAATTCTTCTGGAGAAAGGGAAAAGATATCTTCAGGAGTTAATTTACGTTGACTGGTTTGTGGAGCTTGACGAGGTGCAGCTGCTGCACGACGTGCTTGAGCAGTTTGAGAGGCAGTGCCCTGTTTAAGCTGAGTAGTGGTAGCAACAGCTGGAGCTTGTGCTTGCTGTACCTGCTGCATTTGTTCAGGGGTAGCAGTAGCTTTTAACAGACCAGCTTCACGTAAACGTACTTCAGTATCACGGAATAACTGAAGCATTGGTTGTGCTGCCAGTTCTGGTTGGAACAACCGACGACGACTAACTTCATCCATGATCTGCTGATATTCACCACGGGTATTCATTTCCTGAAGCACACCCAAAATACCTGGGTTTTCAGTAATGAACTTCTGACTTACATCATCCCAGCTTTGAGCAATGCCATTGAACATTTCCTGGAAACCAGGTTGAGTAGCTAATGTTTCAATGGTGTCATTAAGCTGCATCTGAACATCAGTTGGAGCTTGATAACTGGTTTGATAGTTATCTGCCTGAGCCACATCGAACTCATACAGATCAATACCGCTGTCCTTGACGAGCTTTGCAATTGCCTCTGGTTTCTTATTGTGAAGATCCAGAAGGAAAGCCACAGTGGATTCATCCATTGCATTGGCTTGCTGAAGCATCTGAGCAACACGGCGAACTGGTTTCAGAGCAGCCATCTTCTCATGGTAGTTGGCACCCATCTGCATGAGCTTAACAGCTTCATCGGCAGATTTAATGGTGAGGTCACGGCCGTTAGCCTTGAAAGGCTTACCAACAATTTGCTCATATAACGCTTTATAGTCCGGTGCGTTTTCGTTGCTGGAGTCAGGATCAGGCTTCTGAGGCTGTGCTTTAGGATCTGTGTCTTCTGGGTTATCAGAAGTTTCTTCCGGCTGCTCAGGATCAGTTTCAGGGTTGGTTTCTTCCTCTGGCTGCTCTGTTTCTTCTTCCTCAGTCTCAGGAACTTCTTCCTGGTTTTCTTCAGGAGCTTCTTCAGCTGTAGCCAGGGCATCAGCTTCCGCTGCTGCTTTTTCAGGATCAAATTTGCTTAATTCATCCTCAGACATGGAGAAGATGTCATTTGGATCTAGTTGCTCATTTGAATTACTCATGGGTTAGTCCTCGTCGTAAAATTCTTCTCGGGTCTGCTCTGCTTCTCTGAGAGATTTAGTAGCCGTTGCCCGGTTATCTTTTACTTCATCCAGATATTGCTTAAAGGTAGCTACAGCATCAATCTTCCGAGCGATTTCATTATCTGGGGTCATATCACGAGTACGTAAATAAACCAGATTCAAAGCATGAGTACCAAGATAGTTGAGTTCAATGAGCATACGAAAATCTGGATTAACCTCCAGACGTTCTAAAGCTTCACCCAGTGCTACCTGTTGCTTATACTTTTTTATATCGTTGTCGAGATTATTGATGTTCATAGAAACCTCATGAAAGAAGCAGGAGGACAATACAACAAATTGCCCTTCCTGCCTATAGTTTTAAATAAATTACGAGTTATTACCAGTGCTTTGAGTAGGAGGATTTAAATCCCTCTGTGCTCTTAACAACTGAAGCTGGCTATTATGGTTCAGTCTGGTATTAGCAAGTTGCTGGAGTAAACCAGATTGGTGTTGTGCCTGAATCTGATCCAGAGTGCCTTGCTGTTTAAGAGCTTGGGCAGCAAGTAAGGTATCACCCTTAGCTTGCTCCATTTCCAGAGCCTGCTGATGTTTAACCCCGTTCTGAGTCTGCAAGAAGTCGAGACTGTTCTTGTCAGTCTGGGATTGGATCTGACCAGCTTTAGCCATCTCAGTACCTTGCTTAACTTGGTTAAGCTGACCTTTACTACCTTCAGCCATAGCTTGAGCACGGGTAAGATCAATCTGAGCCTGAAGCAGTTCAAGCTGTTTCTGCTGCATCATCTGCTGCATTGGATCAGGTTGTGGCTGGTACTGTTCGATCTTACGAACCATATCAGGCATCTTGTTCAACCGTGCAATTTCAGCAAGGAACAACTTACTGAAGTCAGGGCCAAGAGTCTGAGCACTGGTTTGCAGCATAAAAGCAAGCTGTTGAGCTTTAGCCTGATCGTCTTCAGCTGTAGAGATGGTAAGACGAAGATCATAGTTACCCGGTAAGTCATCACGACGGATAGGTACAAACTCATCTTCAGTAATACGAACTACAGTTTCCTCATCCAGGAACTCAGCATTCATTGCAATGATCTTACGACCAATCTTAATGAGTCCATTGGATAAACGACGAAGGATACCAAGCTCACGTTTAGAAGCAGCATCTAATGCACCACGTACACCAGCAGCTGTTTGGCCTAAACCAGAACCAGAAATACCTTCAGCCCCAGAGAATGACTTAACCCCAGTCAGTGACTCAGCATCAGTATTCATAAGCTGAAGCATAAACTGAGCAGACTGTGGGATCTCAGGGAAGGTGTGGGTATGAATACCTACACGAGGATCAGTACCAGGGTTGAACTCATAATCATCACCACGTTGGAATTTACGCTTGTTGGTTTCATCCAGCATGTTCTTAGCAAAACCAGTCTGAGAGTTGGCTGACTTACCAAGCAAGTCAATCATACCCCTGGTTACAGCACCGATGATATCCTGGTTATCCTTCAGCAACTCTGCATCTGGTTCGCCATAGATGGAGTTCTTAACAGGCAGGTAAGGGATTGAGACGAACGGAATCTTCTTGTCCGGGAAAGGATTCTCTTCCAGACGGATCAATATACCGTTAACCCAGGTTGCTACAATAGGGCGTAACAAACCAGAATTATCAGTATCCCAATATCCCCAATACTCATAAGCAACAATTCTTTTTCGAGGTTTACCTTCCGGCTGGAAGTTGGGGTCATTAGGTGCTTCATAGTTTTGCTCAGTGAGAGGTGAACTGTTCGAGACATTGATGTTCTCCAGGTTCTTGTATCGCCCATCTGCTTTGAGTTCTGCAAGGGACGTCTCAAAAGAATAGATAACAAACTTAGCGTTATCCAGGTCACCCTTACAAGAAGGGTCTACATACAGGTTATTTAAATCACAGACTTCTACCGTAGGACAGTTCTTAATTGTCTTCATCTCGGTAGTGTTAGCTACACCAATAGGAGTCAGTGCATAGGGGATCCCTGTACTTTTGAGAATCTCATAACCATCCTGTAACTGCTGAGGATAGTTTAAGAGATATACAGGATTTTCCTGCTCAACTTGGGCCATCTTTTGATAGATATCCATCATGTCAGCAGCAACTGAGAAAGAGTAAACAGGTTCCTGTTTAGGGACTTCTCTTTCTTCAAAATCCCAACCAACACGAACAATGATCGTACCGTCATCTACTGCACTACGAACGTAGGCATCAATGAAAGCAACACGATCAATCTGTGTCTGGAATTGATTATTGAGAATTAAACTATTTTGCCTGGCACCAGGAACATCTTCCCAAGTCACTGGGTTAATGTTGTATAAATCTGGGGTAGATAAGAATGGCTCAGACAAAGCAGCATAACGCCATTCAGCCTGCTTACGAATAAGCTTAGGCTGAATTTTAGATTGCCCCTCACCTTTAGGGGTAGTCGTTTTACCTTTACGGTAGCGTTCCCATTCCGCTATCTTCGCAGTCTGAGTGTCATGAATAGGAGTAGCATTGGTCAGATCCTGTTTAAGAATCGATAGAGTAGGTGGATTCTTCCATCCTGTCTCGATGCCTACAGGTTGATCATGGTAAGCTACACCTACGCTCTGATCTTCATCGTTCATAGTGTTCTAACCTTAGTAAATAATTTGTTGTATTAAACCAGAAAGAGGCCATACAAATGAAGTCCAATGCCGAAAAAGTAGCTGAACTTAATATTGCTTTTGGTAACCCTAAAGGCGATCTCTCCAATCCTAATGTCAATGCTATCAGAAAACAGGCAAAGCTGTGTCTTGAAGAATCAATTGAAGCAGTTGAAGCCAGTAATCCTGGAGTAATGGTACAGACACATCTGCAAAGTATCCTTACTTATGCTGAAGTTGCACCAGTAAATATGATCCAGTTGGCTGATGCTATCGGGGACATTCTTACCGTAGCCTATGGTCTGGCTCATGTGGCTGGTTTCGATGCCAATAAGATCTATGATCTGGTTCATGAATCCAACCTGACTAAATTCATTCGTCATGAAGATGAAGTGGAAGATGCCCTGTCTTACTACTGGGCTATGGGCTTTGGTGATGATGAACTCACCATCGAAGGTGAGTACCCTCGTGCTTACATCAAAGTGGCTAAAACCACTGTTATTGATGGTAAGGAATACCCAGAAGGTAAATTCCTTAAGAACATGATCACCTTTAAAGAACCTGATTTCTCAACCTTGTTTCCAGACTATGATCCTGAACAAGCTGCCTACATGCAGAAAGTTGCTAAAAAACTGGGTGTAGGTGTTGCCTAAGCTAAGTAGCTATGGCATAACTGAATCCAGCGAATGATTCGGATTGGATTCCTGCTTTAGCCCTGGTTCGCCGGGGCTTCTTTTTTAAATACATTTACGAGTGTATTTAGAACAGAAGAAGCGTGTTGCGATGTTGATTCTGTTGCCATACCCCAACAAGGTATTTTAAAACACAGGCAGTGTCCTGTTATGTACAAAGGTCTAAAAGCTGGAGTACCCTGGAACCAGAACCAGGTTACCGAACTCGGAGTAGCCCCTACTTTACAGGGGCTTATTTATAAAGATATTCAAGAGTGTTTTTATAAATAAGATGGGATAGCTAAACGGTGAAGCGGTAGACTGTTAATCTATGACAGCTGGGTTCGAGTCCCAGTCCCATCGCCAAATTTGGTACTATAGTTCATCGGTAAGAATATTCCCCTGTCACGGGAAAGAGCCGGGTTCGATTCCCGGTAGTACCGCCAAATTATGAAGGGTGTCTCAGTCGTGAGAGGATCAATGGTGAGAAGCCATGGTGTTCCTGCTGCAAGCCTTAAGTGGACAGAACAGCCAGCCTGGTGACACAGGCAACCCTTCACCTAATAACACTGCATAGCTCAGTCTGGTAGAGCACCTGCTTTGGGAGCAGGGTGTCTTAGGTTCGAATCCTAATGTGGTGACCAAATTTAGGAAGGTTGTCAGAGAGGCCGATTGTACCTGACTTGAAATCAGGAGGTGCAGAGATGCGCCCGAAGGTTCGAATCCTTCACCTTCCACCAAATTGGAGCATAGCCAAGTAGGTTAAGGCATCGGTCTTTGATACCGACATTCTCTGGTTCGAATCCAGATGCTCCGGCCAACTTCCGACTCGCTACCGGAAGACCGTTAGGTACTATGATTCCTGGGCTATCAACCCGCAACCCTACCAGGGGGCCATAAAATACTGGAGGATGAAATAGTTACCGCCTGCCTCGTCTAGCAGACGTAAAATGCTTAGGATGCCCCTCTTCGGAGGGGCTTTTCTTTATCTGAGGAATCCATATGACTACCGTAAGTAAATCCAGTATCGAAGCGAAGATCCGTGGTGTGTACTTCATCAATGCTGGTGAAGCCATTAAAAACAGTAATGATGGGTACACTGTAGCTGATCTCGCAGAACTCAAGCTGGTAACCATCTGCATTATCATCATGGAGAATGGTTTCAAGGTTGAAGGCACTTCTGCCTGTGTGGATCCTTCCCGTTACAATGAAGCTATTGGGCGGAAGGAAGCCTATGATAATGCCTTCGAAAAGATCTGGGAGAAAGAAGGTTATCTCCTGAAGCAGAAAATGTTTGAGGAAAACCAGAAATGAAAATTACAGAAATGAATGATGGGCCTGTTCGTGAACGAATCCTCAATGCTGCCGAAGCAGTAATGGCCCGTGCTACCAGTGTGACTCACTTATTACAAGAAGCTGATCAGCTTTTGGCTTATGAGTTTGAAGATCCTTTCACCCAGCGTAAACCAAGTGCTCATATGATTGAAGCACTTAAAAAAGGTAATGGGTGTATCGCTGTCTCATTTTATGTAGAAGCTGATGGTGTGATTAGCGGGCACAAGGTTGAGCATGAGTTCCCCCGGAAAAAGGGAACACCCAACTACCTTAAAGTGTCCGAAGTAGAAAGCCAGGCTTTTCAGGAAGCTTTGGCTAGTATGAAGGGCAAGAAGTACACTAAACGAACCATTGTCACACGGTTCCTGGAATACATCCCTGAGATGGTGTACTAAAGAAAAGCCCCGATTAAGGGGCTTTATTTTTATCTGAAGTCTGACTTAGCAAACCTGCTGTAACCAGATCCCTGAGTAGAAACATCCACCCCTTGATCAGTAAGTACTGCACAAGCAGACAGATACTTATTGTAGTACTGGGTAGTCTCATTAGTCCCTGTCTGTAGCCCACCATTGGTAGGTGCAGTAAGACGGGATGAGATGTAGTAAACCAGTGCATCCAGATAAGTAAAGGGTAAGTCCAGATCGATATGATCATAGGTAGTTACCCCATTATCCTCCAGCTTAGGAATGCGAGCAGGTGCAGCTTTATAGAATACCTTCATGAAACCAGAAGGCATATTCTCCGGCAGTCTGATCACATTAACAGCAGGAGTATACAGCACAGGCAAGCCAGGCCCACAACTACCATAGCTGCCATAGGGGGTTCTGGTGGTGATGGTTGCCGGGTAGTCCAGGGTGCTGTCATATCGTGCCCATGAGTTTGGTGGTGTACAGTTGCATCCATGTCCACGCCCACACCCACAGCCTCTCGGCTGGGTGTGGTCTGTGTCCATGTTCAGCGGGTATTGTTGTCCGTCCTGGTTATAGATAGAGAGGATCTCTACCACATCATCCTTAAATGGATCGTCGCAGTCCTGAATGAAAGCATTGCCTCGGAGCCTGTGAGCACTTGCTGCATTCTTTCTGTCCAGTACCAGCTTAGTATCCCCACAGCAATGCTTGAGCCATATCTCTTTTTGTTTCACAAAGAAACGCATATGGATATCAGTTAAACCAGCATTGATAATAGGCAACAGTCGTTTATTAAAAGTTTCAAATGGGATATCCGCCCCATTCTCAAACAAAGAGAGGTGAGATAACTCACCCGCTGCCAAGTTCTCTAACACATCTGATAATTTCAGTTTCATACAGGATCCTTAAACCAGATAGCTACTGAGTCGAGTATCTACTTCAACGTCTGGCTCATACCACACGTCTTTCTCTTCGTTGTAGTATACAGGTGCAGCTGCCCCTGGCTTAAAGGTTTTCAGTAAAGCCAACTGAGAAATGGTATCGATCGCGTCATCATGTTTGGATTTGAAGCCACCCAGTGATGCAAGGCGAAGTTCTTCCATCATCTCAATCAGTGCCTTGCTGGTTCTCAACTCTGAAGGGAAATACATCTTCCCAGCTTTAAACCAGGGCACCACTACGTTAAAACGCTGAAGCTTATCAGTGGTAGGACGAATACCCGGCTGGCTGGAGTTATTACTGGAAGCCAGATTAAAGAAGACGTTCTTATCGATCTGCTGTTCAATAATCCATGGAATGAAACCAGACTGCTGACCAGTAACCTCAATACCAACTTCCTGTGGATTGTACTGAGAAACCAGACGGAATAAGTCTCTGATGTTCTGTCCCATATGCTGGCGTTCGCAGATACCATCTACGTAGAACCAGTCACCGTTATTGTTCAGTGCCCACACAGAGATGACAGAGAAGTCAGCAGACTGCTTGTCACTGGTAGCAAAGTCAGTGGTGATGTAGAAGTTGTAGTTGCTCTTGTTTTTCAACAGAGCAGCTCGGGAGTAGTAACGAATATCCCCATCAGCAATCAGGCGATCTTCATCAGACATGATCTTAAGCATCAGTTCCTGGTTAAACATGGCAATCTTGCCACCCAGTAATGCTTTCTCATACTGCTGTTTGACATAACGATAATCAAAACGGTCAGGCCAACTACCCCTGAATTCTGATTCCTCACAAGGGAACATCTCACACACTGGGTAGACGTTGACAGTCCACGCCCCAGACTCAACTGCTTTGTACAGTGGGTCACCTGCGTTAAATGGAGTACCAGACCAGATCATCATGTTGTTGGATGGATGCAATGCGTATTCAACTGCTTTGTATACCGTATCTTCGATAGCAGCAATGATGGTAGGGGAACGTGCATCCTCATCCGATACCAGGTCATCAAGGATCGCCAACTTAGGACGTTTACCCATCTCTTTCGTACCACGGACACCCGTCTTAGCACCATAGCCTTTGATTACTGTGGTTTGCCCTTCCAGGTTGGTAAACTCCCAACGAATATCCGTAAACTTGGCTTTAGGGATCATTCGCTTCAGAAAGTCTGAGTTTTCCCAACGGAACTCTAAGTTCTTACGCATGTTCTTCACACCGTTATCTACGGAGTCAGAAACATACAGTGCCAGCTCAATACGGCCAAACTCAGGCAGACTACCAAACACACCCAAGTATAAGAACAGGTATTCAGCCATCACAGTAGTTTTAGCAGCACCACGGTGTACCATATTAGCAATACGCCGATCACCCGACACAACAGTGTCCAGCATTTTGTAGTGAAGTACCGGAGTCTTATGCTCCTCGCCCTGACCACCATTGACCAGCTTGATAAAGTTAACGAACTGCAAAGCAAACAGACTCGGCTTATACGTAGGATCTTCTGCATAAGACACCCCGTTTAGCCAATCTATTACCGTTTTCTTTGGCTGTTCAACGTCAAAAATATTACTCATAACCTTTCTCCTCTCCCAGTGCTGGACGCTTCTTACGTGGCAATATAATCACTGCTATCCAGCACATGAGGTATGTTAGAAATAACCAGGCATACCATTGGTCAATCGTCATCGCTGATTACCTCACCTTCGATAATACGACCCTCAGCAATCTCCTTGGCTGTTCTCATACCACTGGCAATGACTTGTTGCTGTTCACGGCTTAAACCTTCCATAACCTGTCTCAGCTCGGTTAGGGTGGTATCCTGCTTCACAGAAACATCCAGCTCCACCTTCTTAGCTTCAGGAGGCCGCAGGTAGTTCATCAGCGCAGTAGCTGCGTCACTCTGTACCTTCTCGCTGGTGGCAGTCTTCATGAGCAATGCCTGATGCATCACAGCATCATGGAATACATGCCTGTACATAATATGGACAGGAATATACGCTACCTCTTTAAGGCTGGATACCAATTTAGAGTTAGAGTACATACTGACATAAGCACTGACCTCCTTCGAAGACAGTCCTTTACTCAGATAATATTTATAGCGATCAGGGAAAGTCTTAATCCAGGCATCCTGGTTTGACATACCCATAGACAGGTAACTTACAAACTGCACAGCTTCCACATAGTTACTGAGTTTGTATTTACCATTGGACAGTACGTTAGTGTACTGAAAGAGATTGTGTGCATACTGCTCTGCAAAACCAGGGTCATTATTCAGGATATCGTTAATCTTATCTACCAGCTTAACACTGGCATTCTTACCCAGGTTACTCGGCAATGCATTCTTAAACTCTTCTAGCGTAATCTTTGACATAAACACCTCCAGTTATTGGAGGGAGTATATGTTATAGGTAGGCTTAGGTACAAACAGTAAAGGGGCGTTAAGCCCCTCTTGTCTTTACTCTTAAAGTTTAACCCAGTCTTCTGCCAGTAAGTCACCTTGCGAAGGGAGCCAAGGTACTACCTGATCTTGAGCATTCTTAAGTGCAATATAACCAGCATAGGGAACTTTATCTTCAGCAAAGTAACCTTTGATGGCTTCCATACGTGCAGGGTATAAACCAGGAGGTACATACCAGATAAACTGGTTAGCACCATTCCAACCTTTACGAGCTACCTTGTTACCTGCTTTAAGTTCTTCTAATGCTTTCAT